AATAATACCTCTTTCTGCGCGTGTGCGCGAACAATGCAGTCATCAAGGCGGAAAGCAGAGAATCCGCCACCTTCCTATATTCGCGATAAAAGGGCGAGATTCCTGCAAAGGCGGCGGGAAAAGCGAAATAAAGAGGGCGCGCGGTGGCAAAGTTGACAGGGCAGGGGAAATGTGGTATCATGCAATCAACCAGACTGGAAAAATCAAGGAGGAAAACGCATGAAACGCTGGATGAAGATACTCTGCGTGCTAACGGTGCTGGTCTGCGTCGTGTGGGGCGCGGTGAGCTATTTCCACTATAATACGGTTCGGACGCTGCTGAATCGGGCGGAACTGGCGGACTACACGAACAGCCGGGAATTGTGGTACAGCCGCAATCTTATGGGGCTTGGCTACACGGATAACTACGAAATTCTGCTGATGCGCCTGTCGGATGCCCAAAACGCAGCGATGGCGCAGCAGGTGCAGTCGGATTCGCGCTGGACGCAGGAGGCGTATCCCTTCGAGATAGTGGGGAAGAAACCGACAGTGCGCGAAGATGCGGAACACGCGAAGCAGTTTGAGAACATCTGCTTTTCGGCGTGGAGGGAGATTGCGCGGGAGGATGAGAAAATGCTCTGCGCGCACAGCGAGGAGGATGGCGTGATGCTGGTGTATCGGGCGTTTGATTTTGGGGTGAGGTGAGGGAAAAAAGGAAAATCATCGGCAAAAAACGAAAACGTGCGCAAAAAAACGCAAAAAATTCCGAAAATCCTCTTGACAATCTGCCGATTCTCTGCTATACTATCAAACGTTGACAGCGCTTCTTCTTAAAGCACTGACAGCAAGCAGATGGGGTTATAGCTCAGTTGGTTAGAGCGTCACGTTGACATCGTGAAGGTCGATGGTTCGAGCCCATTTAACCCCACTTTCCCCGGAAGCCTTGATTCGCAAGGGCTTCCGGGTTTTTCGTTGTGATGAAAATAGAAGTGTTTTTCGGGGCAAAAATGCGTTTTTGCCGATTTCCCCTACTTTTTTCCCTACTGCCAAATCCGCAATGCCTTGATTTCACAGGGTTTGAAGGCTCTTTTTTCCCCTACTTTTTCCCCTACTTCAGTGAACTAAAGCAGACGTAAAAGGTAAATTTCAGGGGATTGGGGAAACAGTACGCTGGACATACTGGAAGTTATATTTTACTTCCAATCTATGTTATTTTGTCAAGCGACTCACGTGTACTTTTACGTTTTTAGTATTAGCAAATGAATGAATAATACAAATGCACGAATACTTATACGCTTGTTTTTTGTACGGAAAGTAAACGTTGAGGTTCCTGCTATTTTGCACGATGTCAACGTCAGTTAAAGTCAGTAATCCGTAATGTTACGTTAAGTTTTATTTATCGGTCTTTTTTTGCGTATTTACTGTTCATTCCGTTTAGATGTTCTTGCTGTTTCAAAATTCCTTCTTCGCGAGCTCTTGCATAAACAGTCTCTACCATGCGTGTATCTGCATGACCCATTAGGTCAGCAACTTGTGCGCTGGTCATGCCGCTCTCTTTCAGCTGGGTTCCGTAAGTTGTGCGAAAATCATGATTATTATAATCTTCGATTTTTAGCAATTTCTTACCAGCCCTGTAACGGCGTACAAAATGAGAATAGCACCACGGCTCGTCTCCTCCGAACAGAAACCCGGTTTCTTTTTGAAACGGTTTTAAAATTTGGATCAGCGGCTGAGGAAGAAGCACAGGACGAATGGAATAATCTGATTTCGCAGAATTCTCGATTACAGGTTTGTTGCATTTTGGATAAGTAACTGTCATACGAACATACGCAATGCCCTTTTTAAGATCTATATTTTCCCACCTGAGCCCTAAGATTTCTTCACGGCGCATACCTGTGTAAGCCAGAACTCCGAAATAAAGACGAATTTCCGTATCTTCAATTGCAGGGATTTCCTTTTTGACTCGATCAATTTCTTTGTCTGGTAGGGCTTTATGATGTCCTGCATTTTCAGCGTTAATACGTAACAAATGATTTTTAAAGGGGGTGTCTTCTACAATCTTCATTTCTACGGCAACGCTGAAAATTCGAGATAGTAAGCCACGAACGCGTTCAATTGTTTTTGCATTTATATTTTTTCGATACCCATAGGCCTTTCCATTTGCCATCTTATTGTAAAAATCCTGTATCACAGAAACTGAAATATCATTCATTTTCATATCGCCAAGCAATGGAAGAATGTAAGCCCTTAGGTATTGTTGATAATTGCTTCTTGTGGTTTCTTTCAAATTTGTCATGAATGCTGGCTCATAAGTATTTCTTATAAAATGTTTCAAAGTAGGAACTTGTTTCTGAAGCATCTCCGCATCTGAATTCTGATACATCTGTCCGTATTTCTGCGCAAAATTTGTGAACGCAGCATCCACAGTATCTCCTGTGATGAACACAGTTTTTCCGGTCGGCAGTTTTACTTTGAATTGTTGTTTTGAAGCCATATTATTATCGCTCCTGTTTATCTGTTCGTCGTTGTTGGAAATCGACAACAAACTTTGCAATCCTTGTTCTACTCCAAGCGAAATTGCTTTTGATAAAAGTTCATAACTTAGAGTGAACATTTTGTTCTCAGACTCACACTCGCAATTAGGTATATTCATGGGCATCCTCTCCCTTATGATTACTATGCTGAATTCTATTTATTTTATGTAGAAAAACAATGCAGAAACCGGCCTGCACTATTGTATATGAAGAAGTTATAGGGGATTTTCAAAGGCGCTAAATGAGTTTAAATTCCTTGTTAATTACATAGAAATTCAGTGCTTCTCAAATACAACGTCTTGATGTTTTAGTGTCCAGCATTTCGCATGGCAGACCTGGCAACTGCCGACGCATAGTGTCGCGTTGGCAGGGATCCTGGTTTCTGTGCCATCCTGCATCCACGCAATTGGGAGTGCATCGCGAACATCTTCTGGAATTGGGACGTCAGGCCATGCTGACCAAACCAGACTAAAATTATCAGGAAGATTATTTAGCTGATTTTTTATGATGTCATATTGTTTTGTAAACGCAAGAAATGTGGTTGTTGGATTTGCTTTAGCAATCCGAATCCACATAGAAAAATAATCTACTGAGTAAAAATCCCCGTGGACATGAATGCGGAATAGGCGAGGGGCGTTTGGTGCTTGAAAATAGCTCATGAGCCATGCCTCGACGCTTTTTAAGTCGTCGAGGCATGACTGATAATTCTCTTGATATGCTTTTAATACATTAGGACGCAATTTTTCTATTTTATGAGCGTAGCATCCATGTAGGTAGCACGTGTGACATGCTTCTTTTGAACATGTCACACCTGATGGTAAAGAAAATGATGGGATTGCCCCCATTTTGATGTTCTTATCGGATATTTTCATAAGTAATTGTTATTAGCTTGCCAGCTTTTTTTCAAGCTGTTCCTTTTTTTCGGTTATATCTTTTTTTATACGTTCAATCTGAGTATCAATATCAGAGCGGGAAACATCTAAAGTGTATTTGGGAAGAAAAGATTGGCATAAATCTTCACGGAGATGCCCCGTCAACAAGATTGCGAACCCTATTTCAGGATTCGTGAAATCCGCATCTTCAAAATGGTTAATAAGATCCCATGTCATTTCGATGTAAAGCTCTCCGGATAGCTCACCAGAAGAAGTTTCCTGCTTAATTGTATTGCGTTTTTCTAATTCTGGTATAAGTTCATCGATAAGAAAAATGAATTTTTTCATAAAAACTCCTTATTTTAACAATCAGGGCGTTTTAAAGTAAAAGTCTTCATGTTCATTGTCGTATACATACGAATATCATTTGACCAATATATGTCCGAATAATCTTGATCAAATTTCTTTTCTGCGTATGCGTATAGGAGATAGGCTCCTTCATCATCGTTCGTGTTCTCATATTTTTCATACAAAAATTTTATCCAAGACGATTTTATATTTTTGTCTGGGAAAAAAGCAACTACTTTTACATTCGGATATTTGTCTCTTAAATCTTCAACGTTTAAGAATGTGCGATAGGAAGAGGAAACCAAGACAGTAAATCCTTGATCTGCCAAAGAGAAAGCTGTTTTTATATATGTTTCGCCATCAAGGTATTCTCCATCTTCTCTTCCTCCGAATAATTTCTCGTCAAGAAGAATGCACTTTTTTGAAGGTTTCTTTGTATAATTCCAAAAACCACGACATCCAATAATAATTGTACCTTTCATAAGAACCTCTTTTTTTAGTTCATCAAGCTCTGTATGCATAAATAGATTTTTAATATTTTAATTCTTCTTGCTAAAATGGAATATAACATCAATCCCATCTTCTGTGTCGATTACGTTGTAAGGATTTTTGAAATTCAAGTCGTACCCATCAGGAAGACTGTAAACTATCCGTCTGATGCATCCAGCAGACTCGCAGACGACGCTTGCTGGGGAGGTCATGGCAATAGTTACGACAACGGCAAGTACAAGAAAAATAACAGTCAGACCAATAAAAGACTCTTTATTCATAAAAGCGCCCCCTTTTGTTGTATGAAAATCATGCGTTGCTATCAATCCCACAAGTCATAAAAGACATGTGCCAATTTTGCAAAGGCATCGTCTACTTCTTTTTGAAGTTGCTCCGGCGTAGGGTTGTCGTCATATTTGTAATCTAAACGATTATGAAGAACATCAAATGAAGTTGCTGTATCTAAAAGGTAACGTTTCCAATCTTCCGGTGTGTTGAACTCATCATAGTCTTTTTTATAATCAATACCTTCACTCGCCAGCTGACGAAGCATCTTGGGAAGAACACAGGAAAGATAGTAACTAATGTCCCACACGTCATAATCACAGAAGCCATGACGGATGCGCTGGCGACACAGCTTGCGCATTTTATGCGGGCTGAAACCAAAGTGCTTAACGTTTTGCGGATTAAAACTCATAACATACTCCTTTAACTAATTTGATTTTTCTCTGCAAGATATTTTGCTCGTAAATCACATGCAATTTTGAATGCGTGTTCTTTGTCTTTTGCTTTAACAGCAACCCATATTATATCATCATTTTCTTCGACAACATTAGGCTTTATTAGCATGGAATCTCCGTTGGTACGTACCGTAAAGTTTCCCTCGGCATCTTGTTCAATCAAGCTCCATGTATCTGAAACCATATTGAGAAGATGTGTTCCATCTTTGTAAAACACACAAGTCCATAAATCTACATAATTAAAAGGCTCATAATCATATTTGTTTAACGTCCATTCTTCATAATACGCTTCTGTAAGTATCTTCAAGTAGCCATTTGCTTTTTCTTTTGAATCAGTTACAAGGTCGATACTTCTATCGGAATATTCACCACTTTGAATGACATACACTTTTGTTTCGTCAACATTTGGATCTGGAACAGGCATCCATTTTACAGCTTCAATGTTCTTAACACCATTAAGAGTTTCAAGCAAAAACTCGTCTATAAAAAACGTAGTATCAGCAACGCGCAGAGAACCGGAGGCATCCTTAAAAGCAGCGAGGACGTGGCTGCCTTGTTCAGGCAGCCGTTCTTCAACCGGAATCCAATTCATAATCATTACAAATCATTCTCCTTATTAAATTCAATATCAAGAACATTTTCAATTAAACAAGCAACAGTTACCGGCCCAACTCCACCGGGGACAGGCGTGATATACCCCGCAACATCTGCTACATCAGGCATCACGTCGCCGACGACCTTGCCATCAACGCGATTAATACCGACATCAACGACAATTGCACCGGGTTTAACCATATCCTTTGTGATAAATTTAGGCTTGCCAACTGCGACAACAAGAATATCAGCATTCCGTGTGTGCTGAGCGAGATTCGTTGTATAGCTGTGACAAACGGTAACTGTGCAATCTTCTGCAAGAAACATCATTGCCAGCGGTTTACCTACAATGTTGCTCCGTCCCACAATGACAACTTCTTTCCCCGTTAAATCAATGTCATCACGCTGCAAAAGATCGATAATGCCTTTAGGAGTGCACGGCCTAATTCCACCGGATTCAAATTTTGCAAGTTTTCCCATATTAACATCGGTAAGCCCATCTACGTCTTTCAACGGAGAAATACAGTCAAGTATGCGATCTTCGTTTATACCTGTAGGAAGCGGAAGCTGAATCATAATTGCAGTAACTTTGTCATCTTGATTTAATGAATAGATTGTTTCTTTTAAATCATCTTCTATAGCATCGCATTCTATATCGCAATCGTAGTTTTTCTTAACGACAATGCAGTCGATGTTTAGTTGTTCACAGCATTTTTGTTTATTACGAACATATATTTCACTGGCAGGATTATTTCCAACTGTAATAATAGCAAGACAAGGTTTTTTTATGAGCTCTGCGCGAAAATTTTTTAACATAGACAACTTTTTGTTGGCAAAATCCTTACCGTTTATAATTTTAGCGGACACATATATCACTCCGTTTCTGATTGTTCGTCAAGTATATTTTTTACAACATCCGCCGCATTACGGAAGACAGTCTCAATGCACGTCACGCACACGGCGTTCTCGCCACGGCGAAAAGGAAACAACGGACACGAATCTATGCGGCACGATTCTTCAATGGAGGGGAACTTGTTCTTGCTGCCGCAGTAGGTGAGTGCCGCATGGAGTTCTTTTAGACGTGGCAAGTTGTTTGCAGCCTCTGAATATATGCTGCTCCATGCAACCATTGCTTCTTCTTCTGTTTTGCGCAAGAGCATGGCTTCACAATCACAACACTCAACAGCCCAAAGGGGTTGTGTGCCGTTGGGTCTAAATCTAATAATGTGCACGTTGTCGCTACCGCAGAAGGGACATTTGCGCAGCCACAATCCGTCCTTTTGCATTTTCTTTTTCCTCCTTGCCGAATGACTACGACATATGATTTGCTCTTTTTTTTTGTAGGACGTGGCATTTACTCCACCTCCTCGATTTCAACATTTGGGGGTGCACCGTATTTGCCAACAAGGTATCCTTTGCGGATATTCTCTGTCGTTCGGGTGGAAAACTCGCTGATCGTATACAACTCAGAAACGCCGTCTTTGTCACGCTTATCAACAAAATACAGCTGATCCTTTCGCAGCAGCTCCAGATTCATCAACTCCGTATTGTATGTTGTAAAAACGATCTGTGCGCTATTCGGATTTGTGGTCTTGCTTTGGAACTTTGCGATGATATAGTTCACCAGCATGGGGTGAAGCTCACGCTCCAGCTCATCCACCAGTAAGATGCCACCGGTGCGCAGCGCAGACTCGATTGCAGGGGCCAGTGCCATCAGCTTTCTGGCACCGTCCGACTCATCAGAAAGTTCCAGAGAATAGGTCGCCTTCCGGCCATCACGGTTTTCACCATGGTGGCTGGCCTTTGCGGAAACCTCACCCATTTTCAAGCGTACTTCTCCATTGTTGGAGGTTTCGGCGAGAGTATGCATAAACTGCACCAGCGCAGCCTTGATCCTCTCCGGGATGTTATCCGGAAGGCTTTCGTCATCTTGAATCTCATTGCTGTTGTACTCAAACTGCATATCCAAGATGTCCAAGTCTGCTGCCTTTGCATAATCTGAAATTGCCCTCAGTATATTCTTATTTTCCGAATACTCGATCAACTGCCGGGGAATATCAGAATAATCCCGTGAAAAGAACACCTGATCCCGGAAACCACCGCATAGCAGCAACACAAGCCGCATCGTTCATGGTGCAGGCCACAGAGAAAAACAGCTGATTTTCAGCAACCATTTCACCAATTAAGGCACGTTTGCTTTTTTCCTCTGTAAAGGAAAAATTTTGTCCATCACGAGAAAAGACCAATGCTTTTTGTCCCTTAGGGGCATGATATAGGTATTCTGAATGGATTTTATTCCGTGTGGCAGAAAAGCCATAGTAATACCTGATGCCACTTGAAACGTATTCAAATGCAAATTCCGTAGGTTCGTTCTCGGAATAATCATTCAGTGCAAAAGGTGTTACAGGAATTTCCGCACGTTCATGCTGCGTTCGCTGTGCATTGCGGATAAACTGTACAGCAAGCCAAAAGGCACGAATCACATTACTCTTACCACCGCCGTTTTTGCCGTAAATTGCAATGGCAGGAAGCAGCTTTACTGTAGACGACAGCGGAATCAAGCAACTTTTGAAGGAACTCAGTCCGGTCGCTTCCATAGAAAGTACAGACTCATCCCGAAAAGAGCGATAGTTTTTGAAGCGAAATTCAATCAGCATTAAAATCACATCCGTATATTTTCATCTATAGTATACCACCGATTTTTTCAGCATAGACAACCTTTTTATTGGCAAAATCCTTACCATTTATATTTTTTAGCGGACATACATGTCACTCTAAGCAAATGTCTCGATAGCGGTAAGCTACTCGATTTTCGGCATAATATATGTTATAATCATCTTGTTCGATATAGTACCACTGTTTTCCGTGACCAGCTTTCAAAAAGTCGTGCAAGTAGTATTTTGTTTGGTAATGGTCATCCACCATCTGGCGAAAAGAAAGCTCATCAATTTCTTCACTGTGCTTTTCAACATAGTCAGCAATTGCTTGGACATCTTCTTCTTGCATGTCAGAAGTTATAACAAAAACTGCACGAGTAGACTGAAAAGGATAACGACGTTGAATTTTGCTTAAATCATCAATCGAGTGGCAATGGAACACGATTCTATCAAAGTAAACTGCGAACCAAGGATTTTCTTCAATATAAGATGTATGTAATTCTAAAAATAGCCCATGCCGACAGCAAAACGTAAGAACTTTTGCCCACCAATCTTCATGTTCCCTCCAATTAAAAAGAGGATCTCCGCCACCTGAAAAAGAAACGCAATTACAACCATTGTTCTCAATTGCCTTATCAAGGCAATCGAGTCCGGCTAAAGTGGTCTTCGGAATTTTGAGATTGTTATTTTTTACAATACAATAAGGGCATGTGTAATGACACCCAAAATTGGTTATTATACTAAGATATTTCATTTTCTTTTCCTTCAGCTTCTTTTTGAAGTACCTTTGCGGCAAACAATTCAGTGTTCATTTTACATTGGTCACAGAGACAATTTTCTTCGTTTGGTTTGTAAGGGTATAATACACAGTATTCACAAGAAACTGGCAATTCGCCACCATAGCAATCTGTATAAAAAAGTCCAGAAGCGCAATAGTAAAGAGCATTAGATAAGTGCTTTAGTTCTTTAGTTGATAGACTCATGATAATTTAAGCTCCTTCTTCTTTGTCTTCTTGTTTTTGAAGCCATGCTGCATATTCTTCGGCACGAGCTTTATTGCGAAAAGTCGCGGTGTAACTCCCTATTTTTTCAAATGGGTCGTCATCATTAAACTCCTCTTTGAACATCAACATGCTCCGGTCTCCCCAATCTTGAACAAAATATCTTGCTTTCATCCTGCCATCAAATTCTCGTTGCTCAAGCTCGATAAGCGCGATTGCTTCAACGCGAAAAATAATTTTGGGAATATCGCATTTACACCGTTCCACATATTTATTTCCCATCGGCGAAAAGAATTCTATACGTCGTTCGCTATTACACCGACTGCACTTGGGCTTTTCAATGGAATCATGCTTAATAATATATGCAGACGTTGGAAAATCCGCAAGAAGTTCATTCAATCGCATCTGTTTTGCGTCGCGAGCGATATTTTCAGCCTCGCGAATCTTGTCTTTTAGTTCGCCCACTTTTGCATTCCAATTATCGCGAAGCTCTTGACATGATTCATTCTCTTTACGCAAGCGTTCCATCTCTTCGACATACTCTGCCTTTACGGATTCGCGAAGGGTTGTCTTGAACTCATCTACCATGAGATCGAAGTCAGAAGGGTTGTCATAAAAATCATTATCATACATTTTCTCGTCCTCCCCACGGGGTTTCTTTTAATTCCTTCTCCGTCGGTTCGCGTAACCAGCAACGCCAATCCTGATTGTATCTGGATGCATAAAACGCTTCCCCAATTTGCGGATGTCCCAATATCCAAGTATAAATCTGCGGAAACGTTTTTCTTTCCTCCGCTTCCGACGATGGACGTATTATGCCCCAATTCTTTATTTTTATATAGCCTTCATTATCAAATGAGTCTCTTCTTTCTATCCACAACGGCTTGCTTTGATGATGTGTTCTTCTTGCTTCTTTGTTGATTTCGTTAATTTCTGCAAATGTCAAAATACGATTTGGCTCTTCATGTTGTTTCGTTGCTTCGACTAAAGCTGCATTTTTGGCATCCTTCGCAGTTTTTCCCTTCCCATGCGGCGTTTCTGCTCTGCAAGAGGCACATACAAAATTTATATAACATTCTTTTGAATTAACTCCCCAAAGAGTTGCAATCATTTCATGTCCGCAGTAAGGACAATGTATAGACTTTTTATCATCATTCATTCTTTGCTACACTCTCCCAGCTTATTTCTCTTTGTTCTGCAAGTGTTGGTGTTTTGTACCAGCACCGCCAAAAGAGTCCATATGTATGATTATTAAGACTACACTTTAATGTACTTCGATCATTGATACTTGAAAAATCAAACCATAGAAGATCATATAAATAGAACTTTGATGTATAATCATAACGTTCTGCATTAGTAACAGTGACATAACCGTTATTTCCGTCTCTGCATTCTATCCATACTACGTCTTCTTGATCTAATGCTAAAAGACCATTAAAATTCTTGCTTGCAATATTTAATAATTCAGATATTGACAAGACATGATTTGGTTCTCGCTTACGTTTCGTAGCAGCTATATATGCGTCTGATTCAGTAACACACATTGGACTCGGAATTAAACAACGTGGGCAACGATACCAACATTGTCTCCAATTAGCATCACAATCATCAAACGAAACATTAGTATCTATAAAGTCCATCTTTATACCGCAGAATGGACATTTTGGCGCAAGATGATGACTACTCATTTCTTTTTCTTCCAGCAAACGGATTCACGTTCTTTTTCTGATGGCTTTCTTAACCAACATCGCCAAACGATTCCGTATAAATCAATTGCTTCTTCTTCGATTTCATCTACGGCGTTATCCACATATAGCTTTTGATTTTCTACATATGCCGGCGAAAAAGCATTTCCATATATGTTTTCGCACCACACGAATCCGTTATATGTTTTTATTTCCGCAATTGTCAGCACGCGGTTGGGTTCTTCCCATCGCGTTATTGCAGAAATATAAGCCTCGTCATGTGCCTTGCTAACCGGTTCGAGATAATTAATCTCTTTCATCGGCGAATGAGTAAGACATTTGGGGCATCTATACGCAACGTACTCGCAGTCACTATGGACAGACTGCTCGTAATATAGTTGCATTTCTGTCCCGCAGTAAGGACAATGTACGATTTGCTTCTTATCAGACATTGTTATCACTCCTTTTTTGAAATCATGTTTCCCAGTTGCCAGCCTCGTACATTTCACAACGTATTTTGTCTGGTCTACGTATTTTACAATGTGGCTCATGTTTTTGAGAACTACGTTCAACCATGCAGCAATAGCCGTTACCATCTATGTTAGACTTCATATCGCGGTCGAGCCGCTTGCAGCCGTGACAATTGCTGTCATATTTTTCCATCTTCTCATAATCTCTTTCTGTCGGTGGAAATTCTGAATTACACGTTGGACAACGAAATTGAGCGATTCTTCTGTCTATATCGAATACGCAGTAGCATAGTTCATCGTCACAGTACGGGCATCGCGGCATAAGCTCTTCTTTGGACATTCTTTTCACCTCTCTACGGCATCTCATTTACAGACACAGCCCTCCATCTTTGCTCCACAATGTGAGCAGTATTCGTCCATAGTGTCATCGTCGTATCGTCCACAGGTAAAATTGCAGACGGAACAAGTATCAAGCCCGCTGCCACGATGAATCCAATATCCATGTTTTCTCTTCTCTATTGATGACGTTTTATCGAACGTGTGGTTTATTGGATCATATCCAATTTCTTGCAACATACGAGAACAGGAGTCACAGAAGCAAGACTCAGAACTTGCTCCACGTTTCCATTTATCTGGAAATCCTGATGACTTTGATTCTTTATATTTTATAACCCCACATATATCGCATTCATATTTAAATGCTGCTACTGCATAATTCATAATAAATTCTCCTCTTGTTTTGTATCAACAATTATGCCTCCGAGTTTTATGGTCGCTTTGTATGCTTTTTTAGTAGCTTCTTCAATCGTGATTCCGTATCTAAACGGAAAGAAAACTTTGCAATTCTCACAAATATAACGACAGGCATATGGATTTATGTTCTTATTAATTTTGCGCGTCTGGTGCATATATAGCGTTTTAGCACAAAAAGGACAAGAAAGCGAAAATTCATTCATTTAAGTTATTCCTTTCCGCTAATTCCGTTTTTATTGCATCAAGAAATTCTAACCATTTAGGAGCGTCTATACGCGGATCGCCTAATGAATTACTTTTTGCAGCTTCTTCTATGTCTTTTTGCATGACTTCAAGAGTTCTTTCTGAAAGATACGGCAACAAAGGTTTGCAATAAATCATTACGCTATGCGGCGCATATGTTTCTCTTCCAAGAGTATAGCGGAGCGCACAGTTAAGCATTAAACCAAAGTTTTCACAGATAGGAACGGTCTTTGTCCTTTTGTTCATTTCCGATATTTCTTTGAGCTTCAGGTCATCTGCTTTCAGCATATTGACGGCTGCGCGAAGATATTCTGCGTCGTTGTAAAAGATTAGATATTCATCATTGTTTGCTATCTGATCCTTATCGTTAGCCTGATCTATTAAAGACTTGATGATTTCTTCTCTTGTTGCGCTTGCCAGAATATTAGGTTTAGACATATCCGCACCGCATGATGAACAATAAGCGGTAGGTTTATCAAAGACGGATTCACAATGACTGCATCTTACAATGTTATTATCTTCAATCCATTGGGCGTAGTTATGACCCTTGTTAAAACTTAGCTTTTTCGCGGCTTCTCGCATTGTTTCCGCGTTTTGCAAGGCGTTATCGTCCCCGAAATTGGTTGCTTCTTCTTCTCTTATATTGGCTTGATCGAGTAGACTCGATATGAGTTCTCGGATTATCATGTAAAAATACTCCTTAGAAATATTCTGATATACATTGATCCCCGTCATCATTTTCTGTGATGACGGGGAAGTGCACCTTGTATCCTTGAAGAGACAGCATTTCTGCTACGTTATCCGCAATTGGCCCAACAATATCTTGAGAATAAGAGCGAATGCCATTATCAGTCATACATTGACAAAGTTCGTATACCATTGTATATACTTCATCGATACGCTGCTCTTGTTCAGAAGTAAACTCCAATTCTTCTTCATTCATTTTGTATATTTCCTTTCTAAATGCCCGGAAACTATAAGCATAATAATAAAGATTATGAGAAATGACAGCACCGAGATCCATACAGGAATAAATACCAGCCACCAAGACCAATTTACAACACCTAATATTTTCAAAACAATGAAAACAATCTGGAGCAATCCCCAGAACCCAATGCCTCCGGAGTATGAATTCGTGTTCATTTATATCGCTTCTTTCTGATATTCTTAATTATTTTCACTCAGATTCCTTTTCGTTACTTGCTTTAAAATTGTAAACGGACTTCAAAACATCAACAATCGTAACTGCACCGCCCTCAATGTTCGTAATTGCATCCTTAATAATTTCAGCGGGCTTATAAGCCATCGGCGCTTCATCTTTAGTCTCCTCGCAGACAGACGAGGAATAAATGCCACTCATGCTTTTCTCGTATGTCTCCATTGAGATAGACTCTTTCGCCTTTGCACGGGACATAACTCGCCCAGCACCGTGAGGAGCAGAAGCGTTCCACGCTGCATTCTCTTTCCCGACGCACAAAAGCGTTCCGTCTCGCATGTTCATGGGAATCACAAGAAACTCATTCCCGCGAGCGGCAACCGCGCCTTTTCGGAGTATGACATCACGAGGGTCAATGTAGTTGTGGGGAGTATCTATCTGCGTAATGGCTTGCCAACCCATAGCATCCATGATGATGTTGCAGATCTCTTTACGATTCGCTGCTGCATATTCTTGGCAAGTGGTCATATCATCAAGATATAGCATCATATCGCGTCCAGACAAGTGTGCATATGCCTTCGGGACGGGCTCTTCTTTGTTGCGCTTAATATAATCGTTGATTTCTCGCTGGCGACCTTCCTGCTTTAACTTCTCGATTTCAGCCGAAAAGTCATGCTTATTGCAGACGCGATAGGCAAGGTTTTGATAATAATCTGCAACCTGCTTGCCAAGGCAGCGACTGCCTGTATGCACAACCAACCAATAATGTCCATAGGAATCACAATCCAATTCGATGAAATGGTTGCCGCCTCCTAATGTCCCCAACGAACGACATGCGCGGTCTGTATCCACATGTTCTTTACACCATGTGTCAAGAAGTATGGAGAACGCTTTCATGTAAAGATCAGAAGTATAGTCATCTTCGTTGTTGGACTCGTCAGACTCATCAGGCTCATCATGAACAGCAAATCCGCAGGGAATTTTCTCACGGATTATGCGGTCGAGTTTCTCCAAGTCAACATCCCCTGCAATCTGTACCGCGCGCACACCGCAGCCAATATCGACACCGACGAAGTTTGGGATAACAGTATCGTGAATCGTCATGGTTGTGCCGATGGTGCATCCTGCTCCTGCGTGGCAGTCGGGCATGATGACAATATTGGATTCCTGTAAGCTCTTCAAGTTGCACATCGTGCGAACCTGTTCAAGCGTTGCTTCATCCACTTCACCGTCCGTCATGATTTGCGCCGTATTGTATTTTCCTTTGACCGTAAGCATTAAGCATCCTCCTTGTTGTCTGCTTGCTTCTCTTTCCGAGCATCGCGCATTTTTTGCATTCGCATACGCAGTTCCTCACGCTGTTCTTCAGATATTTCATGCTTTCTTGGTGGCGTAATTTTCAGCCATTTTGCAGGTAAGCGAAGATAGAGACAGCCATCATTATCTTCAGGAAATTTGATAATATGTACTTCTTCTGGATACAATTCTTTAAATTCCAGAAGACGATTAATTAGCCAACGCTCATCTGTGGAAACGTACATTGTCTTGTCAGTATAGTTGCAAGCTGTTTCCATTTTTAGTCTCCTTAGTTTGGAATTTTCAGAAGCAGCTCTCGCGTGATCCAAGGACATGCCTTTTCAAGTGCATCGGTAACGGCTTCACACATCTCTTTGACTTCTGGATTTGCAGTGGAGTCTTTATTGCGTTCCTTGTAGATATGTGCCCATTCTGTGACGTTACATTCAAAGATAAAAGTAGAAGGAATAGACAACATATATAGCCCGCGAAGTACGTCTTTGTTATCAGCTTCTTCTTTTAAAACATAGCCGTTTACAGCCTTAACATACTGTTTATTGCTTACTTCGATTTCATCGGGCAAACGAATTTGCAATAAACGGAGAGCTTCGTCTGTTGTAATAATTTTGCCACGATAATAATCAGACATTTCATTCTCTCCAAACTTAGCAAGACGAGTGCTGCTGCGGATAATTCTATTATCAAGACGTTTTGCGTGACTATCGAAATCATCCTGTCCGGCGCGATGAAGCCCCTCGACGGTTACTGAAAAATTAATGAACCGCAGCAATGTCATATGACGGCTTCCAATCTTAAACATAATAGAAAGTTTCTTTTGCAAATCAGGATCAATTTCTTCTTTTAGAGAACCATCCGGATTACTTTCTTTCTGTACGGATTCTCGAATAGCCGTGTCGCGTTCTTCTGTCCATGTTCGTTTTGATAAATACATAGAACACAAAGCGTCATCAAGCCCGCGAATACTATTAAAATGAATCTTCATAAATCCTCCTATGGAAATAAAAAAATGGGGCGCTCTTTTACAAGCGCCCCATTTTAACACGTTTTAGAATTCGTCAGGGTCTCCGGCAAAAATCCGGAACTCAGCGTTCATTTCTTCAAGCTCTTCAGCGGAAGGCCCAAAGTCTTCAGCATCTTCGCGTCTGGCTTGATCATATCCTTCCTTACGTCCGGCTTTTAGCCCATCTTCGTGCCCCTTATCATAAGCCTTCTTATATTCGGCTTGATAAACGCTCTTTGCAGATTCTTCTGTATCAAGAGCATAACGTTCTCCGAAGAAACGGCTTAGGCTATAAGGAGCCCCCGCCGCGAACATGGTGTCCGGTGTAATATAAGCGAAGGAATACACTCGCTTCGGATTGTCACCTTCTGGTTCGATATATCTTTCGCCTTCAGACTCGCGAATGTCTCCTGTGTGCTGGTAGACAGAATAGGTAACAAGCGCACAGGGGCCAGCTCCAAAACTTTTGAAGGTCGTGGAGTGTTCTGGAGAAATATAAATCTCGTTGAACATGAAATCTTCATATCGAGGAGCTTTGTAAAGCGCCTCGATGCCTTTCAGGTACTGAAGAACGTAAGATGGAAACTGTGAGTATTTGCTGTAATCAACCATATAAAATCTCCTTTGTTTTTTTTGATTAGAATTGAGTTACCGACCATTGAGCTGCAATGGTATCACTCCTTTTCAACAAATAACGGTTAAGCATTAAATCCTTCTAATAGTCTACTACAAACGATAAGATTTGTCAATATAAAAAATAAAAAACGAATTACTCGTTGTTATTTAATATCTACTGACCAACCCAAAAAGCATTGCGACACAAGGCAATCCCGCCAATCTGTGCTATAATAGGTGCAAGGGAGACGACAAAAAGCGGGCAAAACCCTTGCACTTGGAGGGAACGTGTATGTATCGGTACAGCAACGGACAGATCAGTCTGTCAGATTTTCAGCAGCCCATGGGTATGCGCCTGCGGGAAGACAACCGCTGGGTGAAGAAAGCGCAGAGCATCCCATGGGACAAGATTGAGAAAAAGTACGCGGATCTGTTTCCTTCCGAGACCGGGAATGTGGCCAAGCCGCTTCAGTTGGCGTTGGGTGCTTGTCTCATCCAGAGGGAATACGGGTATTCCGATGTGGAAACTGTTTTGCAGATCCAGGAGAACCCATATTTGCAGTATTTCTGTGGGTATGCGGGCTATGACGACAGCAAACTGCCCTTCGATGCGTCCTCTATGGTGCATTTCCGAAAACGCCTGACGCCGGAAGTTCTGGCTCAGATCAATGAAATGGTCATCCAAGAAGCACAGAAAACAGAAGATAACGATAACCAGGATGATAACAAGCCCGATGGTGGAGGGAACAGCGGCACGATAATCGTGGATGCCACCTGCGCACCGTCCAATATCCGGTATCCCCAGGATGTTTCCCTTCTGAATGAAGCCAGAGAAAATGCTGAGAAGCTGCTGGATATTCTCCACAGCCCCACCGACGGCAAGAAGCCCCGTACCTATCGCAAACGAGCCCGGAAAGACTATCTGAAGTATGTCCGCTGCCGCAAACACACCGCAAAGATGACCCGTAAAGCCATTGGGAAGCAGCTGAACTATCTGAAAAGAGACCTTGCTGCCATTGACGGGAAGCTGAATCAGGAAAAGGCACTGAATATTCACCAAACGGAGCGATTGGAGACGATTCGTAAGATTTATGAGCAGCAAAAGTACATGTATGACAACCATACCCACAGCGTTGAGAACCGAATAGTCAGCGTCAGCCAGCCCTTTGTGCGCCCTATAGTGCGGGGAAAGGTCGGCAAACCCGTGGAGTTTGGCATGAAGCTGGATATCAGTGTCACAGACGGCTGGACAAGGCTGGAATACCGTTCTTTTGATGCTTACAACGAAGCGACCAAGCTCCAGGAAATGATTGAAAATTTCCACAAGCGCGAGGGACACTACCCCAGTCGGGTACTGGCAGATAAGATATACCGGAACCGTGAGAATCTCAGCTACTGCAAAGCGCGGGGAATCCGGCTTTCCGGGCCAGCTCTGGGAAGGCCCAAAAAGGGAGAGGAGCGGAACAAGGCTCAGGATTACCGGGACGAGTGCGAACGGGTCGAGGTAGAACGCAAATTCAGTTTGGGAAAACGTAAGTGTGGAATGGGGCTGGTGACAGCGAAGCTGGAAGAAACGGCTGCGCATGTGGTTGCTCTGTCCATTTTGCTGCTGAATCTGCGTAAGATTCAGTGCGCCTTTTTGCAATTTCTGGATTGGCTACTCGGACTTCTGCAATCGCGTGAAAAACGGATGGTTATTCAGTAGACATTATTTACAATATCATTATTCAGATTCCCATTTTCATCAAAATCTGACATCTCAATATAAGTCATGACTGCATAATTCGCAAGGTCGAGAAGGGTATCTCGGATAGATTCATCATGCACCATGATTCCGCTCTTAATATTTTTCGCAAAATGCTTCAATCGGGCAATTTTATCATTCAAGCGGATAACAGGGGAAATAAGACCAAACTCATCCATCGAGTCGTGAAAAACATTTCCGTAATCATGATTCTTAGAAATATAAGTTTCCTGCATCTTGTCAAGAACTGAACAAAACTTTTCAACATTGTTATCAATTACCATTGGCTTTAACTCTCCTAAATATTTTTTATATTTTTATATTACAAGATCATCTGCGTGATTTGCAACTACGCCTCGATGATTATGTGTTAAGGTACAAACAGCCGCATAGGGCTCATTTTCAAAATGCTTAATATAAGCATCAAAGCCAGAACGTTCTGGCTTGTGAAGCAAGTCATTTTGACCAGTATGCCCTATGACAACAACTTTACAATTATCGTGCATACGGGTTAGAACTTTCTTTAGCTCATCGACATAAAAGTTTTGAGCTTCATCAATAATAACAACTTTGTTTTCAAAATTGCAGCCACGAAGAAAATTATGAGAAACGCACTGAATATAAGCAGAGCCAGTTTTTTCATTATACCCATCATCGTAAATGGCACGTTCAAAATTGATATTCGCTTTTAGTGCGGCTTGACAAAAAGGTTCATTATATACTGCAATTTTTTCTTGAGATGTTCCCGGAAGGAATCCAATGCGTGCTTCCTGTACAGGCGCTGTTATATAGACGATCCCTTCATAACGATGATAATCATACAGCAGCTGTGCGGTCATAACGGCGATTTGTGTTTTACCTGTGCCAGCCTTCGCATTGCAAAAGACAATAAGTTTTTCGGGATTCCAAATTGCATCTCGAAACTTTTTCTGATCATCATCGAGAATCATTCCATAAAAAATATGATTATCAAGTGTTTCCGGGGGATTAGTCGAATCAATGGCATATATTTTTTTAGCCATTTGCAACACCTCATTTTTTTATTATTTATTCCAAAGAACGATATGCCCGCTTTTGATTGTAGCGGGCATATCGATAATGTGCTGATTGGACGAACCACGAAATTGCAGACGTTTATCGGCAAGCGATTGTTCAAAACGACCATCGACGAGAACGTCAACCTCTTTTAAGGCAATACAAAGGAAAACATCGGTAGGCACTTCTATCACTCGTTTGCAAAGTTCTTCGAACGTATAGCCAGTGTACAGCCATGCGTCTTTACCATGATTATGGGCAAGACCTATAAGCCAACATGCCACGACAAGATTCTCTCCACACAGAGGTTCGCCGCCCAAGATACTTATCCCAGAAATATAGGGACGAGAGAGAAGCTCTCCTATCTTTTTTACGTCGGCATCTGCGTCAAACGGTTTGCCGTAATTGTAATCCCACAGCTCCTGATTAAAGCATCCGGGACAGTGATGAGGACAGCCGGAGAGGAAGACCCCGACTCGAACGCCGGGGCCATCGGCAATATCGAACTCTTTGATTTTCGCGATATTACTCATAGGTGCAAAACCCTTTCTTGTATTTCCTGCGTGCGCCCCTGATTCCAATAGTTGCTTCCCAAGTATCCGCACGTTCGGCGCACAACGTGCATCTTGTTTTGGTCGCGGTTGCCGCAGTTCGGGCACTCCCAAACCAGCTTATTATTTTCGTCTTTAACGATCTGAATCTCACCATCGAAACCGCACACTTCGCAATAATCCGATTTCGTGTTTAATTCTGCATACATAATTGTGTTGTAAATATGCTTAATTAAAGCAAGAACAGCAGGAATATTATGTTGCATATTCGGAATTTCGCAATAGCTAACAGCCCCGCCAGGAGAAAGTTGTTGGAATTCTGATTCAAATGTCAATTTAGTGAAGGCATCAATTGGCTCACGGACACAAACATGATAAGAATTCGTTATATAATTATGGTCTGTGATACCTTCGATAACGCCAAAGCGCTTTTGAAGCGCTTTGGCGAACTTATAAGTTGTAGACTCGATTGGACTTCCATAAACCGAATAGTCGATATTTTCTATGGCTTTCCATGCGTTGCACTTATCATTAAGTCTTTGCATAACAGCAAGCGCGAATTCCTTACCTATGCCTGCGTGTGTATGAGATACGCCTGTCATGTATTTTGTGCATTCGTATAAACCTGCGTATCCCAGAGAAATGGTGGCATAGCCGTTTATAAGAAGATTGTCAATAGTTTCGCCCTTCTTTAATCGTGCAAGTGCCCCATGCTGCCATAAAATAGGGGAAACATCAGAAGGTGTGCAACGGAGATGCTCATATCTCAATCTTAATGCACGATGACAAAGTTCAAGTCGTTCATCATATATCTTCCAAAATTTATTAAAGTCACCTTCGGAAGATAAGGCTACGTCTGGAAGGTTAATGGTAACGACTCCCATGTTAAAACGACCATAATATTTGTGTTTTCCCGGTATATAATTCTTGGCGTTTGCAATGTTGCCAATGCCAGCATCAGTAAACCGGTCGGGTGTCAAAAAGGAACGACAGCCCATGCAAGGGTACACGTCTCCAGACTTCAATTCGCGCATAATTTTGCGAGATATATAATCTGGAACCATTCGTTTTGCAGTGCATTCTGCGGCAAGCTCAGTTAAATAATAATAAGGAGTTCCGGGATCGACATTGTTATCATCCAGCGCATAGATGATTTTCGGAAAAGATGTTGTAATCCAAACGCCTTTTTCGTTCTTCACTCCTTGAATACGCTGCCGAAGGACTTCTTCAATGATCAATGCGAGATCGGCACGCTGCTCTTCTGGCGCTTCATTAATATCCGCATAGACAGTAACAAACGGAGCTTGCCCATTCGTCGTCATCAGCGTGATAATCTGATATTGGAGGATTTGAACGCCACGCTTTATATCATCTATTACCAGTTTGGTAATAAAACTATCAAATTCTTCTTGAGATAATTTCTCTGCGAGATAACTAAAATCGTTACGGAATTTCTGTCGAGAAGATTCGACAAACGGCGCAAGATGCGTAAGCGTAATGGTTTGTCCACCATACTGAGAGGATGCAACCTGTGCAACGATTTGTGTCGTGATATTACAAGCGGTAGAAAATGTATGAGGTTTTTCGATAAGCGTATTACTGATAACAGTGCCATTTTGCAACATATCATCGAGATTCAACAAGTCACAATTGTGCATATATTGTGCAAAATAATCAGCATCGTGAAAATGGATAATGCCAGAGTCATGCGCATCCATAATATCTTTAGGTAACAGCATTCGACGGGTAATATCTTTACTGATTTCGCCTGCCATATAATCTCGCTGTGTAGGAAGAATACTTGGATTTTTATTACTGTTTTCTTGTTTAACTTCTTCATTTTTACAATTGACGATGCTTAAAATCGCGTCATCAATTGCGTTCCCTTTACGCCGGAGTGCATGATCATATCGATAACATATATATGCCTTTGCAATGTCGTAAACGCCGAATCCCATCAATTGGTTTTCCACGATGTTTTGAATTTCTTCTACATGCGGAGTGTTTAGCAGTTGACTGCATTCTGACTCAACAACGCTTGCAAGATAAGAAATTTCATGTTCTCGAAGCCTTTTTGATTCTGGAACTTCATTTGAAGCCTTTTGTATAGCAATAAATATTTTGTTTTTATCGAATGGGACTTCTGACCCATCTCGCTTAATAACATTCATTACGATTGCTCCTCTTCTTGTGCTTTAATAAACATTCCACACGGACAATCATCTAAATTCTTGCAATATTTAGGGCATTTATTTTGCTTATTTCCTTTTTCCGCGTGAATACAATACCCGCCATTATCACGAACTAAATGGCGAATGTCATCAACAAATTCCTCTATTGGATTCAGTATAAAACCTTGTTTCATCAACTTCTCCTCACTGTCACTCGCCGACGCTTGCGTCGGAAAGGGAAGCCACCTCTGCTTAGGCAAGGTGGCTTCCCCAGTGCGATTTTATTTTGTCCCTGTAGAACCGAAGCCTCCGGTTCTTTCTTTTTCAGTATTTCCGTTCGTAGCTGAACCGATCGGCAGGAAAACACCCTGCATAAAACGATCTCCTTGCTTAAGTGATGCAATCTTATTTCGTGTATATAATTTTGCCATAATATGTCCTTCATTTGCGGCAAAATAATAATCGGCATCAACAATGCCTGTCGTGTTTTCTAACCCCATTCCAAATTTCGTACCAAGCCCAGAACGCGGATAGAGGAACAGCGCCCATCCTTCATTTATTTGACAGCGTACACCTGTTGGGATTAAAACAGAGTTAGCACCAATAGCAATTTCATATGGAATATGAAAATCATAACCAGCGGAAAGAGAAGTCCCACGTTTAGGAAGTTCGAGCGCTTCCCATTCTTTTGTCGCTAACAAAAGAAAATCTGTCATGGACAATTCTTCTTTTTCAAGATCGATTGTTGATAAACGATCTTTTATATACTGATTTAAAGAAACTTTTTCGAAAGTTGCAATTTGATTCATAATATCTCCTTATTTAATATCTTCAAGACAAGTAATAATTTTATGACAAATACCATTTGCCAAACATTCTTGAGGACAAAGAAACCAGTCGTCTTGCATATGTTTTGCAATTGCTTCATCATTCAACGAGCAGCGTTCTTTCATGTAGTCATACATCTGCGAAACTTGTTCGGAATAATTCTTGAAAATATTCTGAAGTTTCGCATAATCTCCATTTAGCGCGGCAGAACCTTGATGAATCATAATGCTGGAATGCTTCATCATAAACCGTTTTGACCCGCCTAAGAAAATTAATGCAGCGGCAGAATGTGCCACGCCAATATTGATTGTATAAATCGGAGTCTTAGAAGTAAGCATAATATCTACCAGCATCCACATAAAATTCATATCTCCGCCAGGAGAACAAATATAAAATCGAATTGGCTTTCTTTCTTCGGTAGGGAGTTCCTTATCTTCCTCATTCCAATAAAGAATTGCTTTTGCGATTCTCATGATGTTTTTATCAACCATGTCATCCATAAAAATCATACGGTCAGCCATTAAGTCTGAATCCAGCTGTATTGCTGTATCTGATTCTAATTCTTCAGAATCGAACAGTTGACGAAGAAGTTCCTCTGGAATTTCAATGCCTTCAGAACATTCGTCACATGCACGAATTGTTTTTTTCTTGACCTTCATGAATTGCGTCCTCCTGAATTATTTGTTTTATTTCGCCTTTTGATATAAGCCAAGCAATAGCAACAGCCGCCGCATCCGATTCGTCATCACATCGAAATTCTAATGGATTTTCCTTGCCATAATAAAGCGGCAAACATTTTGCAACAGCTGTTTTTTCTGATTTCCCGGAACCGGTCACGGCTTTTTTAACTGTGACCGGGTAAATCTCATCCCATTCAGCGTGAGTTGTTTCCCACGCAATCAAATCCATAACGCCTACAACTTCTGATACGCCGCTTTTTGCGGCAGAACCAGAGCGAGCCATTTTTACATTACAGTTATTAATCGATTTTTCTCTGACAAAGAATAGGGGAGTGTGCCCTATATTTAAGCTAAGTATTTTTTTGAAAATATTTGCATTATCGAGAAGCAATTGTCCTCGACTTTTTTGCTTTGTTTTATTATCAATTGAATATAATTGCACTTTAGAAATAGGATTTTCATTATTCCGATTAAAATAAAGTACGCAAAACCCTGGCCGCCGCAAAGATAAATCAGCAGCAACCAGAATATAAGAACCATAGTCTTTGGGATTTACAGTTTGCTTTTGTTCTTTTTTCTTTGCCATATATCACCCGTTCTGAGACGCTTCTGTCTCAGATTTTAGTTTATTATCATATGCGGAATGAGCATAATAGCCGCCACAAATACCGATAGCAAGAGTGGAAGAACAAGCAATCACATTATTAATAATACCAGAAATAGATTCATAAGAAATTTGCTCAATAAATATCGACAAAAAAGCCAGCAAAAATGCTAAAAATGCTAAAATTGCCCATTGCGCAACTCCAAAGATAGCAATACGTTTACTGTATTGAAGATAGTCGCGAGCCAATCCAAGACGAGTTGTCATAAAATCACCTCTTTGTTTAAGGTGATGCCAAGACTATTGGCGTAATATATCAATTCTGCTAATGCCGCTTCGTTTGTTGTAGAGCCGGTGATGATCCACTCCGATTGTCCGACAGATACATATTTCTTCATAACGAAGCCTGTTAGATTTTTATATTTGGTTTTATACCAAGCTCCTGCTTCTGCAAGTATAGGAATAGACGTGTTATTCGGTATTTTTACTAAAGAATTTGAATTTACATCAGGGCGATAGCGAAGATTCAACGTTCCACCGATTACTCGACCAGTCTGCGTGGAGTTATTTTCTGTAACAGAATCCGTAGTTGAATCATCAACTTTGTTCTGAGTTAAGCCGACGTCATATTCCGTATATTTCAGCTTAGCGGCATATGACCAGTCTTTAAGTTTGGAAATAACGCATCCATAATTCGTTCCCTTTGCTTCGATTACTTGATTGTCACCAATATATAATCCTACATGATAGAAATTTCCCAAACCATCATTTTTATAAGCAGACGGTTCTTTTCCATCTTTTCGCATTTTAAATACGGCCATACCGGGAACAAGTTCGATTTCACCGATTTTTCCTCGTTCTGTGGTATATTTACGCCACATAGTGTTTGAACCATGATACATGGTGCTACCAGCTTGACGATACCAATAAGTAAAAGCACCAGAGCAGTCTACGGCTCCTTCGCTGGTTCCATTGGCAACATATTTCCATTCCTTACCCGGCTCAACCATTGTTTTGAACTTTTCAATTAGCCATGATGCTTTCACTGTTTTATAAGCCATTATTATGTCCTCCATTTTACATGGCAGATCTCCATTATCATCAAATCAAGAACATAATCGATTGAGATCGCTATTTTTATATTATGTTTTTTTTGAAAGAATTGGCGCGGCATTTTTATTGCCGCGCCAATATGCTCTCAATTTAAGAACGAGATTCTATGAGCTCGTCGAAATCATGATAACCGAGCCACTCTGCGATAGTATCATTGTTGAACCAGAAGAAATCATTCAGGTCAGTTTCAGAAATGCCTTCTGGATATAGATCATCAAGAATAGATTCGACAGAATCAAGTTCTTCCAGTGTAAGGTATTTTACAGTATCTTTTGCTCCAGACTAGAAATTAAATTCTCTGATTGGAGTATCACTTTTAACGATCATATTTTTTCTCACTTCATCTGCTTCACCATGTCTTGATATTCTGCAATTTGTGTGCAATTTAAAAAATGCTGAAAAATCGGCATTTTGCACAACGCCAGAGCATCAAGATTGTAATTTAAATTGCGTCAAATCGCGTTATTTTTCACGTTTTCCTCTGCATCCAGCGAATCGTAATATGCCTGTGCCAGCGTCTCAATTTCAGAGATGTCGTTCTCGCCAAACAGCCCGTTATCAAGATGTGCATAAGCCTTATCGAGCCAGAATGCCACGTCGCGTCCAGCGGAAATCTCGCGTTTAATTGCACGGAGAGTCAGATTGTGCCGAGCTTTGCTGTTAATTGCCATAAAAATGCCTCCTTTAGTGCGTCGTCATGGACGCAATTGCGTCTTCTAATGCTTTCACTACAATATTTACATCACGTTGATACACTGCTGTTATACCAGCGCCGCCGCTCACGCTGATGACGGTCGTCGGGGCATAGGTGGTCAGCGCCTTGTACGCTGCGACTTCGTCCGCAGAAATGTCGGTTTCCACCGGTGTAGCAAGCGCAGCCCAAATAAAAACGTCATTCTCGTCCAAAAACTGCTTAAAGTCATCGAGGGTCGTCGTGCCTTTTTCGGCGAATGCAAAGCCGACAAGGTTATTATGATTGGCAATCGCCCCGCCGACCGTTTCAGAGCCAAGAGCGGTGGAAAAGTGCGTGCAGAGCACGTTGGACGTGTAAATGCCGCTGAACCACGCAAAGTAACGGTCAACCGCTTTTCCCGTTGTTTGCCAACTAAGCGACGATGTAACCTTGATTTTGGTGATGCGCTGCACGCGCACCCCGCGCGCCAAGTCCACCTCATCGCACACCCACTGCTGCCCGCTTTCATCCGTGTAATTGCCGCTGGATGCAACCGGGATGCCCGGCAGCGCATTCGGCGTTTGCAGCGTCTGCGAATTGTTCGCGCCGTCCGACACCGTCACCGTTACCGTTCCGCCGTCACCCGCGCTGACAATCGGCACGGGCGCAGTCGGGGTCGGCACGCCGTCCTGCGTGCTTTTGCCGCAGACGTGCAAACCCAATAATGGGGAAGCAACAGCATCCGTCGTGGTAATTTCTGAACCAGATACACTTCCTGTCAGTATGTTCTGCCGTGCAGAGATAACGTCAACTTTCTCCTTCAATTGCGTAAAATTATTCACATCGGTTTTTTCGGAAAGTTTCGTATCTACATCAGATGTGTCTGCTTTCTTGTCGAGTTCTGTATCTACGTAAGACTTGTCAGCTTTTTTATTAATAGCATTCACGATGCCGCTCAAATCCGTAGGAGCCCCGTCATTTGTGCCATGTAGTGCAGTTATCAGACCAACCATTGCTGCATTAACCATTATTAACACCTCCGATCTGAATCCATTCTCCTTCTGCATTTTTTTGCCACATCTCTTTATATCCGGCTGTATACGCAAAGCTGCTGATTGAACCAGAGTTTTTAGGTTCGCTGCCGTTTGTTATATCCTCCGCAGAGTCAACCATCCATTCTTTGTTGTCGGAGTAGATTGTGTTTCCATTGTTTTCCGAAATCAAATGCCACATAATTAAGCCTCCTTTACTGAAATAGTAAGTCGCGTTGATTCCAACCCTAAATTTCCATCGGTATCAACTGCTTGAAACGCAATGATTCTGTTTCCTGCGTTTTGGAATGTTTTTGAAAAACTGATTGTTTCCTGCGTTACATCGTAAATTCTTTCATTTACTTGTTCATCCACGATAAATCGGATGGTTTTTGCATTTTTTTGTACTACAGTAAAGGCAATACTCTCGCCAACTACAATGCTTGTTTTATCAGGAGTTACACTGACAATTTGCGGGCGTGCATCCGCAAGCGTAGAAACATCTTCTTGCCAAGCAGATAACAGTTTATTATAATTCTGATTTGCTGTGTTCGTCTGATAAACCGCTGTTTTTAGCAATTCCAAAAGTAATAGTTTTTCTTCTGAGGTTATCAGTTTGCTTTCAACTTTGCTAAAACGATCTCCGACAGCTTTTGATTCAGCGGCATATCCGCTTCTCGTTAATGTTGTGTCGAGTTTTATATTTGAACTGGGCTCAGGAGAAGTTTTAACAATATCATTTACTTGTCGTGGAATAATTGGAATGGTAATTTTATAAACCGTAAAACCGCTGGTTTCATCTTCAACGTACACGTAGCAAATTATGTCTTCTGACTTTGACAGCAAAATATCCGGTATAGCGACAGTCCATTGATTTTCAGAAACCATTTGTGGATCTTGGGAAACGCTAATACTTGATGTAGATGTGGCAAAATGAAAAGTAACATTGTTTGCATTCAGACCTGATATTTGAAGAAAAATTCCTCGATCATATTGATAAACAGGATCTGTAGTATACGTAGAAGCATGACCAACCGTGGCATGAAGGCAAGAACCTTTTGCCATGATAGCATCACTCCTTAAAGTAATATAAAATAATAAGGCGACGGTGCGCTTTTTGGGCGCACCGTCGCAAAGAAATAGTTCAAATCGGAGCAAAATGCTATAATCAATTTTATTTGTTAAAAATCATCGAAATCGGTACACTCATCATATTCATCATAATCGCATGTTGGTTCAGATTCGTCAACACAACAACAGTCTAAATCAACGTAATCATTATAATCTATATCGTCTTCGTCGTCTTCGTTTTTACGATAAGAATCACAATCATTATCATCGTCTTCATTAAGACAGAGATCGTTATTTGCACCGCAATAACAAGAATGATTATAGATCACAGTAGAACAATCATTGTCTTCTAAGTCGTAATTATGAGATTCTGAATTATCATTATCGAGCGAATCATTATAAGTACCTGAGAAGAATATATTATCTACTTCTAATTGAGTTTTTACCTGAATCGGAGTGAATATTGTAGTTCCAATCACACGATGGTTATTATCAAGATGTCGATAGCTTCCATCAGGATTTTCTGAAGAAGTCATCACAACGTTGTTGTTTTGATCTTTTGTGATTGATGTTTTTCGCAAAAGACCGGGGTCAGTGCGCCCAAGATAATTTCCATCATTATCATAATGAATCTTTTGCTCAGGAAAAAATCCGTCGAGTGTTTCGCCGACTTTTTCTCCGCGTTCATTATAATGAACAACACTTCCGAACAGTGTTTTGATACTCTTAAAAAAACCCATACTGTCACTCCTTTCTTTCAACATGCATTATAATCCAATTTGAAATCAATGTCAATCTGTTTCAGTAATTTCATCATCGACAAAAGAAATATCTGCGTAATCGCCGTCATTATCATCTTCGCGTGGCTGTTCGTCAGCGACATCGTAGATGGTCATTCGCTTCAGATCTCGTCCTTCTTTTGTCAATATCTGTTTTGTATTAGAACGCTCGATTACTCGAAGCAGCGAGCTAACAGACATAGGGGAGGAGAGTACTGCTCCGTTATCAAGAATGATCGTCGATTTTGCCTGTGCTCGACCACATGAATTAATCAATCGCCCAGCTTTACGTTCTTCTCGCATAAGAATTTCTGCTTGATGCTGAGATGCGTCAAGAATGGCAACAATTCTGGTTGCACAAATTGCAACCGTATTTGAAATTTTAACATACCTCAGTGGAATCTGATACACAATTATCATCTCCTTCCGACAAGAGGCTATAATCGTATAACCATGTATCATATTCATCTGGAATTGGAATACGCTTTTTGCCTTTATAACTACAACGCTGAACTTTTTTCCAATTTGAAATTAAAATAATTTTTCCAACAAGAGACTTTGCTTCTTCTGCCATTGCTTTTTTCATTTTCATAATGCCAGATGTGCCGCGCTGGACAGAATAAAGCTCAATTTTAACCCCATAAGTATCATCAACGTTCTTCACAAAATAAGCTAAATCCGGACTGTCGGTGTTGTAACTCATACATAATTTCAAAAGATCATTTTCTTGTTGCAACTTAAATCCGACTGGCATATCGTTGTCTGGCGTTTCCAATTCCAATTTGACTTTCTCTAAAAGACGAGTATCATATGATTTAAGTCCTTTTGACATCTTTCGTTTTCCATCGAAAAAATCATCAAATAACAATTTTAATTTCTGCATTTTACCAAATTCAGAAAAATAGCCGACATGAATCAGGGCTTCTATTTGCCGCTTATCGACAGAAGTATTTTTCTGCAAATACGCAAGAACATTTACAAAATGCTCGAATTTTAAGTTAGACATTTGGTATAGTTCTTCAGCGACAACTGCTGAAATATATTTAATAGACTGCAATGATTGAGAAATCGTATGATTTTCTTTATCGATATGCCACGAACGATTATCTTCGCCAAGTCGTCCTGGTGCAATCTGAATGGCGGCATACTTTTTCATTTCCTGAATGATTTGCGACACTTTTTCAAGTTTGCCTTTAGCACTGAAAATTTCCAGCATAGTTTGATAAAATTCATAAGGGTAATGAACTTTTAAATAAGCTCCATATAAGGAGTCCAGACACATGGCGTAAGCGTGCGAAGCGTTGAACAAATAGCTTGCACTATTTAGAATAACTGTCCATACATCATCTGCTGTTTTCTCTGCCAATTTCAATTCAACATTTTCTTGCTCTACTAAATATGATGTGAAGCCTGGAATAAAACGTTCTCTATAAGAAGCAACTTCTGGTAAATGCTTTTTCTTAATATGTTTAATAAGTGCATTTGCATCTGCTGGCGAAATGCCTGCGGCCTTTGCCAGCGTCATTATCTGCTCATCATAGAACAGAAAAGAAGATTGCCCTGTGATTCCGGTAGCACCTTCAAGCCGAAGTAGTTTATCCATCGCTGGAACTCCATAGTTATGATAATTACGGTTTACGAAATCGTCTACAAGGCTTTTTGCGCCTGGACGAATACTTGCAATAAATGCAGCTAGCTCAACAGTATTCTTTGGTTTAAAACGCATAACTCTCTGCGTTGTTTTTGCTTTTTCGCATTGATTTAAGCCAACTGTGTAGCCATTTGCATACAAATCCCATATTCGAGAATCATCTTTGACAGCATCAATAAGTTCAGATGCTGTTAGAACTGGTTTTCCGATGGTTTTGAAAGTCTCATTGATAATTTTCACAACATCGACACGTAAAAGATCGCTTTTAACATAACCGAATCGATCTGCTGTTGCACCGTCGATATAAACACACATCTTCGGTTCTTTGTTACCAGTCTTTGATTTTAAACGAATAATACCAATTTCCTCACGAAGATCTTTATGATAAACAAGATGTGCGCAAGGATGAGGCGAAACAGTAACAACTATATCTCTGTACTGTTTACTTTCTTCTATAAGCGGAAGATACTGATCTTCCACGTAATCTTCAATCTTAATCTCGTCGTCAGGATCATAATCTGGATCATCCTGATTATTTTCTTCTGCGTGTTTGTAATCTAATTCATATTTTGAAATTTGCTTTGAAACTTCGTTAGAGGTTTCAAAATCAATATCTCTCGCTCTTGCGAGCAATTTGAAAGCAGATAAGGCTTTTGTTTTACCGTATGCTATCATCGGATAGCAGGAGTGTTCTCCAAAGATTTCCCGACCGGCTTGCTCAAATGCTTCTACGTTTGATATGTTGCTGTCAATATCTGGCATACTTCCTGATTCAAGTTTAGCTTTACTTATGAAGCGGTCGGGATACATTCGTACTGGACTATGCAATCTGTTAATAGAAGTAAAACCAAGAGCATAATTTGTAGCAAAGCTGCAAGCTGAACCACGAGAAGTTGTAGTTAAAACGCCACCATTCTCAATTCCTTTTTGAAGCATGTCATGCAGACCAATAAAGTAGTCGGCTGAGTTTGTTTCGAGAATCGTGTTCATTTCAGTTCGTAATTCTGCGGCTTCTTCTTTTGACGGTTTTCCTTCCTTATTGATATAGCCATCGCAGACCATTTTCTGATAAACGTAATTGCGTTCTTCTTGTGTGAGTTCTGGACGACTAATTGGAAATTTCCTGTCTTTGTCAAAATAAAGACCATCAAAATCAAGTAATTGTTTCGTATTATCGAAGGCTTCTTCTATCTGTATGTCCGAAAATACTTTTTGATTTTGAAGCATCAATTTTGCTTCTTCTCCGGTCGGCAAGTACAAATCGAAATCATCTTCGTATTCATAAGAAATTTTTGCTGATTTCATTAACTCTTTTCGGAGAATAGCATCTTCATGACGTATATAATGACTATCCGTTGCGTAAATCAGAGGATAGCCGTATTTCTGATATATTTCAAGAATCTTTGCATTGTGTTTTACTTGGACTTGTTGAGGATGATGCTGAATTTCAAGATAAAAATTTTCTCGAAAAATCTCGTGAAGCATATTGCAATATTCTAAGCCATGTTCTTCATCTTTTAGAACACCACCGACACAAGCTGTTGTAACAAGAAAATTTCGGTAATCTAATTCACTTAACAGTTGAAAATCGACTCTTGCTTTCCCGTAGAAGCCACTTTCATTGGCCTGCGACAGCATTTTATTTAGCTGTCGCAGGCCAGTTTGATTTTTTGCCAGTACAATTAAGTGAAAATTCCGTCTGTCTTTCAATTCAGGGTTTCTATCAGGAACAAAATAGCATTCAGCTCCAGCAATTGCTTTCATATTGAAATCTGCGTCGCTTAGTTTTTGTGCCACTTCATATTGTTCCCAGACATCAGAGCGGTTTCCATGTTCCGTAATACATAAAACAGGGATATTTCTTTTCTTAAACTCTACGCCGTAGTCCATAACAGACATCGTACTGTCCGGTTGTGTTAAAGCGTTAGAATATTTGCTGTGTATGTGATAGGGGATATAAGCGGGTACATTTTCCATCGTGTACCTCCATTATCTTCGTCTGAATTTCTTCTGTCCGTTAGGGCAAATATTACGACATGAACATAATTCAGTACAGAAGAAATCAGGCTTATTTGGATCAACTTCCTTTGTTGTTAGGTAGTCTATGAAATCATAAGATTCCATTTTATCCATCGTTTCTTCAGCCCAAGCCAAAGTTTCATTATACTGTTCTTCCTGAAATCGGCGTTCCATTTTTAAGCCATCTTCTTTGAAAAGATTAAACATCAGCCTATCTGGATATTTTCCGTACTTTTCATACACGAATTTGCTATACATTAGCTGCTGGCGGTACATTTCATCTTCGGCTTTTCGAAAAGCACTTAAAGATTTTGATTTATGGTCTAAAACAATTAATTCTTTGGTCTTTTCGTCTTCCATTACCATGTCAACGATGCCAACAAAAGGACGACCAGCAACGTCAATCTTAAATCGTTCTTCCGTTTCAATAATATGATAACCTTTAAAACGATCAAAGTTCATGAAATAATCATAACCAATTTGAAACGCCTTTTCTGCATAACCTTTTTTAGCAAGCATACTTGGCCAGCTTTCAACCACTTCCAACGGATACCGTCGTTTGTATTCAAAAGGAAGATCTTCAGCCGTTATCATTCCTTTAGCCCATTGATCAAGCAAATCATGAATTAAAGTACCTTGCGATGCAAAAGCGTTGCTAACAACATCGGGATTATGCTCAATCTTTTGTAAATAAAAATTGTAAGGACAATCAGAAAAAGATTGCAACTGAGAATAACTATAAACGTGCTTATCATCAAGCAAGCTCATTTGGTTCACCACCTTTTTAATTTAGTTTAATTGGATAAATTGCATCAACACCATTTTCGGATGCCAATAAGCAGACTTGTACGGCTGGGCCAAATAAGCGTTTTTTTGTGGTATAATCATCTCCACCAGTAACAACAGCTCCGTTGCGGATGTATCCTACATCTTCAATTCTGGCCTCGGCAATATGCATATGTCCTGCCAATATGTAATCAATTTTTGTATTGGTAAGGTTAGAAATTTTCACGGCAGTAGATTTTAAATCGGGATCAAAATCTCCGTGGACAAAGGCATACGTTTTACCCATTATTTCAACTAAACCAACTGTTGAATCAAGCGTTTCATCGAGAAAAGTAATATGTTTTATGTTTTCTAATTTTGCTTTACAAAACCAAGAAATTAAAGCGTCCAAACGTTCAGAACGCAAGGATTCGGCTAAATTCTCGCTGAGACGTGAATGATTGCCAGTTACACTGGAGACTCGCACGTTTGCAAAAGTTTTTGATAAAACCATCAGAAAAACAGAAACAAGATTTGAAACACCGACTATTTGTTCAATAATATTTTGTTGATTTTCAAGACGAATTGTCGGATGAATGATCCCAGAAATCATATCTCCCATTAACAACACGTGGATTGTGGAGCAGCCTTCTTTTCTACCTAATTCGCACAAGTGATTAGCATATTCCATAACACGCATTTCAGCGATTTTAGGACTATACTGATCGTAAACCGATGAAAAAGCCAATCCATAATGAATATCTGAGAGCATGGCAATCAATTCATGCTGTGTATATTTTCGCATAATAGGAGGTTGGGTAATTTCCGGCAATTTTTGAATGTTGTTTTTTAATTCGTTCCAAAATGAATCTTCGTGTGCTTCCAATCGGACAGTTCGTCGATTTGCCGCTTGCTGTTCGCGTAATAGCACACGCTTTTTTTCAAGTTCGCGTGTGTTTTTTATCAACAACGAATTATAAACATCTGGAATATCGGATATTTCAGCAACAGCAGCCGCTTGTTTCATTTTTTTATAGCGTTTTCGATAAGCAGACTCATCATATGCCAAATTAAATTCGGAATTTAAAAATAATGATATATCAAACCAAGTATGAGAAAGTTCATTTGATTCCTTCGCTGCTCCTAATCTCCACAGGCATTCATCAAATGATTCTCCGTTATTTCTTAATAAATTCATTCAAAACCCTTTCCGAGCCGGGAAGAGTTGTTAATCACAAAAATCAAAAAATCAGACTCTGGCTCATAACTTAAAATGGTGGAGCAGCCTGTTGCCTTTCTGTTGCAACAGGCTGCCCATCTCGAATTGTAAAATCCGGAAAAGAACTTACGGGATTTACGGCAAGCGGAAGACTATCATGATTCCACCCATATATAATACGATCTCCATAAGCAGTCTGAAAAATTCTGCGTGTAGCAGGATCATAACTGCACTGGATACGTTCGCAAATCCCGTATTCTCGATTTTTAGTTACTCTTAAATTTGGTTTCTCTATATTGATAACAGTATCTGCCAAATTGGTTATATTAGCAGAACCGGCTACATCCTCTGACGTGAACGTTTCTCCAGGTTTAGTTTTACGAGGATGACAAACCAACATAACGCAAACTTTATATTTTACTGCAAATTGTTTTAAGGCGGCGACAAACTTTCCCTGAGCACGATTCTCATCTGATGCACTGGAATCAGAAAGAACAGTCATCAGATTATCCACTAAAAACAATTTGCAATTGTATCTACGAGCACACAAAGTAAATATCTTCAAAATTTTATCTTCTTGAGAAAGGGGAGAGCTATTATTATTGTCAAATAAAAAGAATTTGTTGTTGATCCAATCTTTTATCCGACGCTGAATCTCAAAAGGAACTACGCCATAAGTTTTTCCTGTTTTCGTGTCTGTAATGGCTTCAATATATTTACGCTCTGTTGCTTGAAGCATAATCCAGTCAACAAAACGTTGAGCCGTCAGTTCTCCTGAATAAGCGCATACATTATACCCTTGCTGTATCCCATTTAGCAAAATCTGTCCACCAAGAGTTGATTTTCCTTCACCGCGTTTCACTTATCCCCTACATTTCTATAGGGAGCAGACTATATCTTCATCCGATAATTATCGGAGCACAGCACTTCCATGCTGGAGTTTCACCAGACATGTACTTCCTTTCGGAATAGTCGTTACACCTTCTTAGATATTCTCTAAACTTGGCACGGGATTGACATGTAATTGAGTTCTTGTATTATTTTTTCTAATTCTATTTCTATCTTTTGGTCGTATCGAATTTCATATAGCTTAATATCGTTATTGTTACAATAGTTCTTCTTTAATTGATCTGTGATTTCTCTTTGTTGTTTTTCAAAATTATGATAATCGATTTCCTTATAGTGCTGTATTCCTTGATATTCCAGCAGCGCGATAATTCTATTGTCTTTATCGATTATAGAAAAATCAAATCTCAATTTTCGATTCGTAATTGGATTTCTTAAATCGTCAAATGTTTGTTGAGTATTAAACAGTATTTTATTTTTCTTAAACCATTCTTGAATGTCTCTTTCTCCGTATGAATAATGAAAGCATCCACAGCTTTTTGTCAATCCTCTTTTTAATGACATTGACGGAACTGTTACCACATTTCCACATTTACACTCACACATCCAAGACGTTTTATCTCCATACATGTTTTCCGCTCTATCAACGACTGTCAGTAACCCATACGTTTTTCCAATAATATTATCAAGATATTTATCTGATGCTTGTTCGGCAAAGAAGCAGCCACAGCTTGTCGATTCTCCATTTTTCAATTTATCGAGAGATACAATCGCGGTATTGCCACAATCACATCGACAAAACCACATGACCCTGTGCTTTCGTTCTGTCGCTTCTTCGTCTACCTCTAATGCAACAAGTTTTCCAAATCTCTGATTGGAAATATCAATTCTCTTATTGTGAAGCGCTTCCATATTCCTGCAACCACAACTTTTTGAATTTCCTGATTTTAAATTATTGGATTTAACTATTGTTTCTTTTTCGCAATTTAAGCATTTGCATTTCCAAATTACAAAAGTAGTTCTATTTGATATTCGTTTGTTTTCTGCTCGTTCCAACACGAGCAAGTCTCCAAACTGTTGACCTGTTAAATCAACGAATTTCCCCATAATACATTACTCTCAATTATTTAGTTTTCCCCGTTAGCCGCCAATTGGCGACACCCGATATGTATCGGTTCACTGTGTATCGATATGCGTTGCCGCATAAAGGAGCAAAATTGTTTACCCGAAAAAATTGTTAGCGTACCTTCTGCCAGTCCGCCAATCATAGAATCAAGCGCTGGAACTTTTGTTAGGATTCTTGGAATAGAACGAGGATCCACCATTGTTACATCCGCAAGATTTAAGATACCTTCAATTGGTGCTGGTTCACAAGATTTTGCGATTTCGTTTAGTTTTTCTGTTCCGTAAGCGTATAAAATCTCGTTAGCATCCTTGCAAATACGACCGGCATATTGTCCGTTCACAATCAAATCAGGATATTCTGGCGCAATCAAGCAACGGTCTTCTCCAAGACGCTGCATAAGATTCGTAACCATTTCAATGCCTGGCTCATCAACATCTCCGAAAAGAATAATCTGCTGAAACTTTTCGAGCCAATCCCAACATAAAGTTACAAACTCTAAATTGTTGCAGCCACAGGGAACAGAAACAACGTTTTTTATCCCGGCTTCATATAAAGAAAGTGCGTCAATTTCTCCTTCAGTGATATATAGAGGTTTGTTGAACGACACTTGATCCATACCGAAGAGGATTGGCTCTGTATTTTTCTCTTGCCATTCTTTTGGGCCATCTTCTTTTTTATGTTTTGCTGGCTTACGATATTTTACATAGGTCAAAACGTTATTACGATAAAAAGGAAAAACTATATTTCCTTTATTGTCAGCCTGAATCTTAAAAGCATGTAACGTATCTTCTGAAATCTTTCGTTTGGCAAAATATGCAATAATTTCATCCGTCAGTGGCTGAAAATTCTCGCCAGTTGGTCTTTCATACATCTTTTTCGTATGAGAAGGCATTCGGATTCCGTCGGTCTTTACCTTTTCACCGAAATACTCGCATAAATCGCGGAAGCTGCCCTTTGCTGAGCAGCTTCCGCGTAAACAAGAGTATGCGCCATTGTAAAGGCCAACCGCAAAGGTATCCGTGTCGCCCGACTCTCCGCCGTGGCAAAACGGACAATATTTAGCAACAGCCTGACCATTACGAATTCGATATTCGCCAATATATTTATCGCAAATATCAATAATTTGATCTTGCGTTGCAGCCATTTTAATTGGCCTCCTTTGTTATTTAGAAATCAAGATCGTCAGCAGAGAAGTTCGCTGCCGCAGGCGGAACAGCTTCCTTGTCCTTCAGTTTAGACTGAACTTCTGCATGATCAACATTCATACGGAGACCAGTCCTGAGCGTTCCGTCCTTCGCTGTATATTCCACAGCCGCAACTTCGCCACAAACAGTTACACCACTGCCCTTCTGCGCTCGCGAATAAAACCGTTCGCTGCGCTTGCCAAAGATGGTACAGTCATAAAAATTGGAAACATAATTATTGTTCTTATCTTTTGAAGAAGTGTTGACCGCTACTCGGAAAGAACAAGCAGTATTTGCGCCAATCTGACGCATTTCAGGGTCGCTGCACAGATGTCCAACAATAGTAGAAATAGCACTCATATTTTATATCCTCACTTTATTTTTTTTTATATTACGCGGCAGCCGTAAGCGCATTAAGTAGTTTCTTTAATTTTGCGCGGTCATCACAAGTTTTGTAATTACCGCTTCCAATGCAAGGAAAAATGACGCTCTTTGCGAATTCGATTTTCTTTTCCTTGTCGAATTCTTTTGTCCGTGTCTTAATTTCAGTATCGATTTTTACACGCAAATCGTTTAATTCTTCCGCTTCGCGCTGTTCTCGATTCGCTTTTTCTTCAGGAGACTCTTCTGGCAAATCCTCTCCAGCATAAATGTAGCCACCAAGTCCATGTCTTGCAATTGCCTTTGTCAGACTGCGCTGTATGGTCTTATTCATATCCATAGATGTTACATTTTCAAAAGGAATCGACTTGTTCTTAAAATCCATGATTGGAAGATATTCGATATGCTCCAACGAAAAATCACCATCGACCAGCGTTACGCCAGTCTTAACCCAGCATGTTTTTCCATCGGTAAAATACGGAATATTATCCGAAGTTTCATAAATCGTATAATATGATTCAGGAAAAGCCTTCTTGAATTCTGTCCACGCCCAAGCCCACGACAAATAAGTTAAGCCATTTTTCTTTTCTGTATGCTCTGAACAATCAATTCGATTGAGCTCAGCAAAACGATTTCTATCCATATATTACTCCTCAAACTTACTCAGTCGTGCGATGCGTTCCATGATTTCTTGATATGCTTCAGCCGCAAGCATTTGCTTTTTCACTTCAGCCTTAACCTTCTGACGATGACGCTTCTTCGCAAGTTCTTCGGCTTCCTTTCGGCGCTTTTCGACTTCAAGGCGCTTCTGTTCATTAAGATAATCAACCGTATGTGTTTCCACGACTCGATGCAGTTTTGCGGTCGAACCATACAGCTTCTTACCTAACGCGGCAAGATAAGCCATATAAATATCGTACTGGTCTTCGCAGCCTTCACTTAGACGAACAACTGTTTTCGTCCCGTCAGTCCACTTCACAACCGTCGTTAAGCCGTCTGGAAGGATGTATTCCGGTTCAAAAAGAACTTCGGACTTGCATACAAAACCGAATTCGGTTTCAAATTCATATTTATTTTGACCATCAATTTTCGGAGGTTCCTCGGAAGGAGTTTGTGTAATGTCATCGATGCAAAATGAATGAATTGCTTCCTGAAAAAGAAGATTGTCCTGTACATAGTTCTTTGGGTGCATTTTTGTTAGTTTCCTTTCTTTTATTACAAAACAATTCTTATTGAATTGTTGTTGTCCACATATCATTTTTTAATATATCTACCAGTGAATAATCTGGTTCTTGATATTCTGTTATGAATTTGTGCCCTGTATCATTTTTACATTTCATTGATTTATCTGGAACCCATTTTATTGGGACGATGGACCCAAGAGGGGCGCCATATTTATCACATTTACACCACGCTAAAAGCCCTTTAGGATAATATTTTTTTGTATCTTCATAAGAGTAGTTTTCACTATTGTGCATATGGTCTCTTGTGCGATAAAAAGACATAAAATCAATGAACCGGTCATATCCATCAATATCAGGAAATATTACGCGAGTAACGCTATCTGTAATAGTGTTACCAGTACGTATTCGATAACCGCTACGAGTAGTGGACGGACTTTTATCACGACACAAAATGTACGACGGAATCATGATGCCCTTTTGAGCATCCGATTCTGCGATAATCCCAAGAATAAACATTTTTTCTCCTATTACGCAGAAGGCAATAGCTTCTTACGTTGATATTTCATTTTATTGATAAGACTGTTTTGCAATTTCTTTGTTTTATCTTGACATGAAGAACATCTACATTGTTTACTATTTGTTCTTTCACACCATGCTCCACAATCGCAGCATTCAAAAAATCCGGAAGCCTTTTTAGGGCAAATATGTCCCCTACTCCATGCAGGAATTTTCATACCGCATTTAGGACAAATGGAATATGTTTCCAAATTCGATTCCAAATTTGAACAAGCAATATTTCCAAATACTCGCCAGAACATTCTTTTGTGAGCAATTTTAGAAGCGTTTGATCCAACAAATAAAAATTTAACAATAGAAGGGTATACTTCTTCCAGTGAGCCGTATTTGCTTGTTAGTTCATCGATAATTTCTTGTGCAGTAAAATCATAAGTCATTGCAACATTGTGAATGTCAGAATCTGATGCGGGGTTTTGTATTACAGTAGGAATATTGCTATCATCAATTCTACAAAATAGTTCTACCGCATCAGGATAATAACTATGCGTATCTTCGACAAGAAACATTTGCCAGTTAAAAGGAGCAACATTGGCGTAGTTAAAATTAATATTTCCAATATTGTCGAAACACGCACAGAGTCGATTCATAGTTGATTGATTAATTTTCGCATACTTTTTACGTTCTTTTACGGGTAACTTTGAAAAACGTCTACCATTTTTAGAAAATTGAAAAAAGAACGGCATTTTTCCGTTCTTTCCACCTGTAGCTTTATTAATTCTTTTTAGAATGGCAGGATATTGATCATATCCATTGACAAATCCCGTTTTTGCTGCATCAATGACCAAATTATTATAGAAGCATAATATAGCGGCAGCTTCTCTATCAGGATTATCTCGGTTCCATAATTTTGTTAGGCTATTACTAACTTGTCCTATGCCGCTGAAATTATGAGCTCGTTTTAAGCCTTCAAAAAACTCATTAATATTAATTGGTTTAGCGCCAGCTTTTCCGAGCTCGTAAAGCAAAGGGACAATATTGTATTTTTTTATATTCCGTTCAGCGATTGATATAAGAAGAGAATCAGAAACACAGTTTAACTGATCCCCATCACAATCGAACTGTAAAACTTTAGAAATCAAGTCATGACAAGAAGTATAAATAGCATCAGTATAAAACCAGTCATAAATATTCTGCTCATGAAGAACTTTTCGTATCGTCCACTCCATATATAAATGAGGAGAACGTAACGCAGCTATTTTGTCAGTATTACGAAATGGACGGCAAGCAACTTCACCATTTTGAAGTAGCCCTTTAGGCTCTTTAATATGTAGAAACCAATATTCACACATCGCATAAAAATCAGGGACAACAAACAATCGCTTGTTATTGCATCTGATTCGACCCGATTTTGCGTCAAGTGTCCATTTCTTTTTTATTGATTTTAATGTTTCTTTGGAATATGCTTCTCTTAGCAGCTCAGGATAAACTGCAAGAGCTCTTTTATACGAATTTGCAGACTCCTTGTCTGCTTGCAGTGTCTGGAGCATATTCTCAGACGACTTAGCGATTCCTACGATTTTATCATGCGATTTCAATGTGAACAAAGACAGTTCCTCATTACTGAAGTCTGTCAACGTTTGAAGCATTTGATAGGAAATATCTGTGTCTGGAACATAATCTTCTTCAAAATTCGTTCGGTTAAAACAGCAGTTATTTTCTTTGAATTTTTGTTTATAATCGTCCCAAGAATCATAAAAGTTCCATAATTTAAACTGTGATTTTGTTAAGATAACTTGAATATTTTCTTTTTCCAAATTATGATAAGCCCCGTAAACATCCTTAATAATCGGTGGTGCGTGATGAACTTTGCAGAACCGAATAAAATCAAAAGAGGAAAGGAGTCCTTTAATCCACGGCGCACGAATCATAAAATTTTTTCGACTAACAGAAGGAAGCATCATTCCACAGCCATCTGTGTGTTTGATTTCAGTCGTGCGAATACCTCGCTCAATCGAATAGTCAGGGTTTATATAATCAACAAGTCCGGTCACAGGAGACTCAACATCATCGACTACAATTACACGATCTATATCTAATTCAGGCCACGGATCTGTAGCGGATGCACCTAATGCAATGTATGCCATTAGTTTATTTGCATTAATTCCGCCTTTTTCGTTGATTTTTTCGAATGATAAGCCACAGAATAAATGCCTGCAAATCTTATTCCATGCTTCATCAGAAAGCATCTGAATTTTGTCAGTACGCAACTGCCCAGCCGAGGCAGTTGCAAAACGGTAATGCTTTCTAATAACTGTTCCGTCATCCGTTAAAATAGACATATAAAACCCCTGCTTTACGACTTGCTCAAGAATGTCAAGAGACTTCCATTTAACAATAATCTTATCGAAAGTCACCTCTCCATTTTTTAACCCCATTGCACGAGATTCGTCTGAAGCAAATTCTGCGATTTTCTTAGATAAAGATAAATTTTTCCAAGAAACACCTTTTGGAACAATTATATGATTTTCGGAATCGCGTTCCAGTTTTGATTTATCCAGCACAGAAAGAAGACGGACTTCTCGTGGTTCAGTTCTGGATAAAATCATAGAAGATAATTTCTCTTGCAACGTACTTTTTTCTGCACGAATTTGTTCTTTTACTGACGGATCACAATCTTCTTTTTCATCTTCTTTGTTTGCAGAAGTAATGCAATTTAGTATTTTGCAATATAATTCATATTCTTCTGGCGTAAATAAGTCAGTCGTAGTTACTGACATTAGGTTTATTTGTTGGGATAAGTACGTCTTTTGCCCCGTACCGACCACTCCTTTCTGTTTCTCTTCCATTAAGGCGATTCTCGAAAGGTGAAAATCGCAAAGAAGAACGGAGAGAGTGGGATTCGAACCCACGATGCTTTGCAACATTCTGGTTTTCAAGGCCAGTACAATCAGCCACTCTGTCATCTCTCCAAAATGGTTGTCTATCTGATTTATCTTTTGTTATGCCTGCTGACAGGATGCCGGATCTCGCTCCAGACCTTATGGTCTGGGCGGAGATACGGCTGTAGGTCAGCAGGCATGGCATATAGTAGTTGCGCACGACTGATAACACCTAGTCGCCAATCTTTACAGATTGTATTCATAGACAACCTAAAAGAATTCTCTGATTTATCTTTCTTCTGCTGCCACTTCAGCGGCAGCAGAACATATCTGTTACATCTTTACTACCGATAACACCAAGTAGTTGCTTTCGCATATTCAGAATTCTTTTTTTTTACTCCACGAATGGGAGTGACACTCGGATGTCAGCTGGAATATTATCATTCCAAACAAACGAGTTTTTCAGCACATATTCGTTATAGCTTGCCGCCGTTTTATTGGCACGCATCTTCGCCTGTTCAGCCCATGACACCTTTTCTTCATTTTCACTATCTTTGTACTGTTGATAAATCAGGCTATCGCTTGTGTAACTCGCCATCATTGCGCGGCAGGTATCCTCTACCTGCTTGCGGGTGCTGTACGCCGTCGCATCATCAGCCTTTTGGACGGCAAAAAACCATGAGTTCCACATGGCGCGTCCGGCAGGGAAGCAGGAGAAGAAAACCGTGCAGAATAGCAGAACGACCATCGACAGACACAACAAACCAACAACAACCTTATTCATCCGCCACACCTCCTTCGTACCGAACAATTGGGTTATCAATGATGAAGGGGATGTCGGAGTAAAGGTACTCGCCCGTCCATTCTATATATTTCCCATCCGGGGTGAAGAAGAAAATACCATCATCATTCTCGCCGTAGCTGCCATCTACATCAGCCAGCCACTTATTGTACGTCCGGTGTTCGCCATATGAATATTCATAATATTCACTGTCAGGTGAGAGGAAACTATTTAGGCTCGTCACTTTTCCGTCTACAATGAAATTTCCGACAACTGTGTTTCCAGCAAAAAGCACAATATAGCCCAGCGGCTTTTCGACCGCACATGCAAGCGCGTTCGCCTTTTCGCGCTGACCATTCACCCAGTAGGCACGTCGAATCAGATTATACCGCTCCAGCGAGTAGTTAATGTCCGTTGGTGTAGGCTGATTACCTGTCAACACATTAGCCACAGTTATCTGCGCCTGTACATCCGCTTTTGTGCCTTTCGCGGTAGGAATATCCGAACATCCCGTCAGCGCTAGTAGCGCCAATACAACAACCACAAGTAAACTGACCACGCGAACCGTCTTTTTCATACATTTTTCTCCTTGCAATAATCGTCAGTGAATTTTCAAAACGAGTTTTCACCCTTTTGTTAGTATACTTTTTAATGTAATTCCAACTTTTTTCTCCAGCTTTTCTACTATATATTTTTCATAATCTGATTCTATGTGCTTAAAATAAGATAATTTACCTTGCAATTTTCCAGCTCTATCTTTTAAATTGCACAAATTATCCTTATTATTTTTTGCATCCATTAGTAAATTAAATAATTCGGCTTTTAACTTTTTATGCTTTTCATGCCCAATTGTAAGTTTGTTATCCTTATTCAGCATCAGACCCAAGCCCCAATTTCGACCAGCAATGCTCCCATAATGTGTCTTTTCCTGTTTTAACACCAAAGGAGCATCCAACATATCTAACACTTCATATACGATTCCGATCGGTTCGTGCGGATCAAAATCTTTCTTTCGAGAAATTTCAATATCATCCGCATATCGCGTGTAAACATAACCTTTTTCAGCAAGTAGTTTACTTATTTCGCAATCAAAAGGAATCATACACAAATTACTTAGAGCGGGGGAGATAACCGTACCCTGAGGAAGACCATTGTTTAAAAAACAATAATCCATAATCGAAGCCAGCTTTTCTTTTCTTCTTTCGCTTAATTCCGAATACGGATATACCATGCACATCATCCGCATAACAAATTCTTTATCAAGACTTCCAAAAAAGTTCTTTACATCCAAATGCAAAAACCATTTTGATTTGTTAAACTGATGCCTCATCCGACAATGCTTTGTAGAACGTCCTCTTCTGTACGCATAAGCTGCTGTATGCGCAAGAGGCAAGACATCATCAATAATGCGCCTCTTAATTCTTTCTTGATGACTCCTTAGAGAAGGGCTTGGTTCGTCAATAGAACGCCTTCCGCCTGTTTTCTTTGGAATTGTAAAGTGATTATATTCCTTTGGAATATCAGGCGCACATGATAGCGTGTTAATTTGCCGTTCAAGTATTTGTCTTTTTTCACAATATGTATTAACTATAGCATTCGGAACTTCGTTATCCTTATAAAATTTCGTCAACGAGAAGCTATGCGTAGCACCTTTCCTTATCGAAATTTGCTTGTTGGTTAAAAAGGCGTTGATTCTTTTAGATGAAAAAACGCGAGGTTTCACGATCTTCAATACATAAGGCATAGCATGTCCTTTCTGTCAAGTTGCTAATAACTCCGGATTAGTTGATTAAAAAATCAATAATATTATTATTAAAATATATTTATTTTTCTACCAAAGTATATTTTGTTATATAACGGCTTATTTCTTTTTTTATTTCCGTGTCCCGCTTCACTAAAAAATATACATAATCCAAATATCTTTTCGAAGGGCAAATAGCTTTGCCGGAGTAAAGGTTGCGGCGGATTCCGAATTCATCTATATAGCAATGAGAAGATCGTTTGAAATCTTCTTTTTTACAGTTTAAAGTATCGCATAAAGGAAAAAAAGATAAAGATCTTGTCCAGATATGAGACTGTTTCTTCTTTTTATACGGAAAACTAAACGTTATCTCGCCGAGTCTGTCTCCTAAAAATTCTTTTAATTCTGCTAATTTTTTATCCGTAATTAAACGGCTACAAAAAATTGATTCTGGTAAAAAGTCATAGCCATATTTTCGTTCACGAACTTTTTCGCCGTTCATATTAGGTGCGCTCCAAAGACTACGAAACCAGATGCCACACAATGCATATTCATCATTATATGTTTGAAAAAACTTAATTTCACCATAGGAAAGACCATAGTAATCACTAGTGTAATTTATGCTTGTACAATTTTTGAGTTCGTCTATACGCATATTGTTCTATCTTCCTTGTCAGTAAGATTCTGTAACTGATTTAAATGGATAAGAATATATAATCTTCTTATAATTTAGCCCTGTTGCCATATTAATAAAATTCGAAACGCCAAGACTGACAATTGTCCAAACAGTAGGAATAACAGACAAAGTAAGATTGCAAGCGCTGACAGGTGTTTCCTCTGCGGCTTCCTCATGCGTGAATTGCATAGAATTCAGAAGGGAAGTAACAGCCTTTGTATCAGTCCAATCTGCGGCAAAGTGCTGAGCATCATAAAGTCGCATTCTGAAATCAAACATGCCTTTAATAAAAATATTATTTTTATTTTCCTCAACGATTCTTCTTCGCAAATCAATATTATCAACACAAAGAAAAATATAGCCGGTTAGCTTTTGAGCGGTATATCCTTCAGGACGCAACTTTAGCGTTCGATCGATTTCAGGATTAATTGCTTTCATTCTTTCTGCAAGAGCATTCACTTTCAACTTGCCAATGTCATTTTCTGTATAAATCTGATTCGCAATATTATGCGGACAAACAATATCAAAATCATACAGCGTAATATTTGTCAATCCCATGCGAGTCAACGTTTCTGCAACAAGAGACCCTACTGCGCCACAGCCAATGATATGAATGCGATCGATAATAGATTCAGGTTTGAAAATATCGTGAAATTTTGCAGTGTTCATTTTTTTCTGCCTTTCGTTACTTGCCCCCTCTTAATCGAGAGAGGGGGCAAGTGTTTAATTTAGTAATACATATATTTCGTCAGATAATCATTTACGCTTTGCGGATCGTCCGAAACAAAATCTTCGTCTTCGTAAGAATCTTCAAAAGGATAGTCAATTTTACTGCTTTTCTTGCTGCTCTTCTTTTTAGTAAATTTTTGTGAATTTGTCTTATTTGAAGTCTTCGTTGCTGTAGTATTTGATACTATCTTTTCTTTTAAGGAAACAGATGATTCCGGAAAAAACTTATGTTGTTTAACCAATTTCTCATAGCTTTCAATAAAGCCAGCTAAACTACCTGTTCCCAAATCCACATCAAAAGCAATGTCATCCGTATTGTAAATCGTGTTTGCAGACAGATCGTAAAGTTCTGCACTAATGTCACAGCGTTTGTTTGTAATTAAGAAAAGAAAGAAAGAATCTGGATTAAGCATGTCTGTCAATTCTTTTCGATGTTCCATGTCTGTTGTAGACGGACAAACAGGCATGTTTACGTGTGAATGTCCATGAAAATGTCGTCTACGAATATCTTCAATGGACATGTCCGCATCCCAGACTTCATCGTCTTCCTTGACGGTAACAGATGTAACAGTTTGAGGATAAACAATAATGTCTTCGATACGATATTCTGTTGGACTCAGTTTGTCAATTAAACCATACCAACCTATTTCAAAACTGGAACGGTCAACAAGCTCACGCATCTTAATGTATGCAACAGCGGAAAATGTCACAAGAATCTTTTCAGTTGCTTTTGTCTCATGAATAGTGTCAGAAAAGGCAATCTTGGTGCTGCCTGGTGTATAAGTTTTCAGGTATTCTGCAAACTTTGCAAGCAAATTCTTTTGCTGATTGTCATCAATTTTATAATTACGCATTTTCGTTTTCTTCCTTCACAAGTTTTTCAAATGCTTCTCGCGGAGTGTAGAAATCTCCATCTTCTCCCTCTAAGAATCGTGCTTCCTGACTTTCTCCTAAATCTTCAATCAGTTCTCCGAATGTTACAGATTCTGTAGCATTTACAGAATGAAGGGATGAAATACAAATAGAAATAGCGCCTATTAAGTCGTTTGTTCCAAGAGCTTCGATGATTTTCTCTTCATATTGTCCTAAACAATGATGATACCCTAAATGTGGATTTTTGGTCATGTTTTCGTCACTGTTTCGATAGCTAACACGAACTTCATTTTCATCAATATTCAGACGAAAAATAGAAGACGTTCGAATTTTATATTTTGGGCGATCTGAGAAGATAGAATCTGCCAATTTCTTGAAATCATTTCTGTTATCCCAGAATACATGATTCCAAAGCCAACTATCATCATTGCTCGAAATAGTCTCGTACATGTCAACATCGAACACATCGATGTATCCGTTTATATTCAAGCTAATAACGCCATCGTCATAGTCATATTCGACAATATCTTTATTATTCGAAACAAAACTGATAAAATCGCGAGCTATATTCTCGTTATCAGGGACACTTTTTAGAGCAGAAAGAACAACATTTGTTTCGTTAATGTGTTTATAAGCATCAGATAATTGCCATTTTAGATCATTAACAGTGTTAAAAAAGCTACGAATGCTATCTTCGCAATTTTTGATTTTTGCATCACGAACTCTGGTGAAAATTTCGTCAGAGCTTTTGTGAAGCATTTTAAGTTTTGCAAAATTATAATCAAATAAAGCATTGAGCTTTTCCAAATAATCTGCAAAATCATCGCCTCCAAGAGCAGAAAGCATTTCTAGTTCGCCTTGCGTCAAAGGATTCGTTTCAAAGAACCACGGAAGCATTTTAGGTAACGCAACTTGAAGCAAATGAAATTTTGTTAAAGAAATTTCTGAAATAATACAAACGCACGTTTTCGTTTCGCGTGTGATAAAAATGCGACATTTTATAAAGCCTTTAAAAAACTCAGTAATTTCCTCAACCGGCTCCATGTCTTGAACGTATTTATTAATGAAAACGTCTAACGAATCTTCGAAAGGGTCTCTAAAGTCGATAAAATAAAATGTATTTACATTGGCCGAGTCTTTTAGAAAAACATCGTTAGTTACGCTATTTATAACATTGTAACGAAGATAAATCTGTTCGTCTTTTGAAATTCGTTTATACAGCAATGCTCGAAGATTCGCAATAATACTTTTATCAAAAAAAAGATCAAGGCTTTGAATATTATCAAAATACTCATTCTTCAAAAAATTTGTTTGTCTGGAATTGTTCAAAGACTCGTTAAACATTTTCGTAATCCTTTCTATAAAAAAAATAAGGGTACAGACATGCCAATCTGTACCCTTATTTCAGCAATTACTGCATCTTAATCATGGAAGAAATATCAGCCCGTTCAGCTTCAGATTCCGTCAGAGCAGCTTCAAAACCTTCCTCAATCTTCCTGATGTTCAACATAGCATATCCATATTTATCCTGAATATACTTCTTAACATCTTCAACGTCATTCGGAATCGGAACGGTCACTGTCGCATGACCTTCAGCATCGGTTCGAGTCGTAAAAATCGTCCCAATGTTGCAGATATAGCCATCTCCGTCTTCAATAGAAATGCTATAATCGTTCGTAGCCTTACCATCCTTATCCTTGCTGCACAAAGCGTCGGGACGATACTTCTTCAGAGTCTTAATCTGATCAGGCGTAGCAGAGGAGACAAGCACAAGGCTGGAACCAGCAATGACAGCGTTCACAGCATTATCCGCCTTGACGGTCATGCGCAGAATCTGAGTACGATCGGGATTCTCAACAAGAGAATCCAGCGTATCATCAAGAGCCGTAACAGGCAGAATAGAACCGTTGAACTGCAACAGTCCACGACCATAGTTCACGTTCGCTTCTTCCAGCAGCGAGCGCAGCGTGCGAGTAGATTCGGCAGTGATGTCCTTGCCGTCAAGACCATTGGAAACAGAAACCTTCGTCAGAAACATAATTGATTTACCTCTTTCTTTTTTTGTTAGTCATTGAGTAATAGAGTGTCAATCAGTCTAAACTTATCATCACGACAATTTTTTAACAACTGAGAGTGTCGGCAGCGGGATTTGAACCCGCACGCTTAAAGCAAGGGATTTTAAGTCCCCAATGTCTGCCTGTTCCATCATGCCGACATATAGAGGTTTTACGAGACCTCTAAACTCGAATAGCAATCTATGGATTTTTTACCAACTTTCCATATCCGTTAAGTCAATATGTTCACCACAGATAGGGCAAAAAGCAGTAACAATATCTCCAACACCAGTTGATGCAACATTGAAGACCCAGTTACCGCCATTTTTGCAAGTCTTCCAATGGTTTCTTCGAAATTCGCGCCAAATCAACTCTTTACGTGGTGTAATGTACACCAAACCCCAATTGTGTTCTGGTGCTACTACGTTTGGCGTTTTATTTTGCTCTTCTTGGAACAAATCTCGAAGCGCTGAAAGATGTGTTTCAAACTCATCTTGCGGGATACGAAATTCATTATTCATTTTTTCTTCCTCCTTTAAATGCCTCTGGCGGGATTTGAACCCGCGACACATAGATTAAAAGTCTATTGCGCTACCAACTGCGCCACAGAAGCAAATAGCGGGGTATTTCCCCGCCGTTTGGTGGGCCAAGGTCTTTCGACCAGCCCGTAATAAGTGATGAGGCGGCTCGGTTTTGAAAAATGCACACTTTTATCTCACCGATAATAACCACACCGTCTCTGTGAGCCAATACGTTGATAAGACAAAACTTCTCTTAGAAGCAGACTTAAACTCGAATTTTCTGTTTTTTCTGTAAAAAATCTGTCGTTAGATCGCACTAAAAAAAAGTTTGTCTTATCCGGCTATCACGGAGCGTTTATAGAAATAAACGCGCTTGATTTTCACTAAAACAGTGTCGTCAACATGCCGCTTTTTTTGGCTCTCACTTAGTATGTTGATATAATATAATATAATATCCGACGACCCCAGAGACGGCTCCCCTCCGTCACGACTTGTTATCATTACCCACTGCGGCAGAGAATCTCCGTAGCGACAAGTCCCTATTAGCTCGTTTTCCGGAATGGCGAGCATCACCATTAGTCGTCAGCGACTAACCCGCAGAAGTTTTCCATCATTCTGCAAGATGAGTACACGCTTAGGGACTCGAACCCTAAACCGATCGGATATAAGCCGATTACTCTAACCATTGAGCTAAGCGTGCACATACCGATGCTGCTTTTTGTAGCAGCATCGGTACACACCATGATTATGTGCTTTGCGGAAAAATGCACGATGCGTTCCGCAAAAAAAGGAAAGGAGATGTCTATTTAATTATGTGCATCGTGCAAGAAAGGAGGTGGACAGCTTTCCTGTCAGCATCTTTCTTTAAAGGTAAAGACTCCTGCACATTCATTGAGAGGAGACGGGTTCGGAACGCCTCTCTAAACCCAAGATTCGCGACTTTTGGTAAATCATTAATTACCCGTTATTTTTGTTGCTGTTATTCCAAATATGCTGTACAGTTCATATCTCGAAATTCAGCATTCTGCCAAATGTGCTTGGCAAGCTCGTCTCTGGACTTGAACCAGAATCTATACCTTAATGCGGCGACGTTCTACCATTAAACTAGACGAGCAAAAGCGAGGAACCTTTCATCATCAACACTACACATGCAGCGATCATGATTGCCAGCCCCCCATTTTTTTAATGTAATATTTGCGCCTGGAGGGTCTCGAACCCCCGACCCACGGCTTAGAAGGCCGTTGCTCTATCCAACTGAGCTACAAACGCATTCTGACCATAGATTTTCTCTTGTCTATGGTCAACGTTCCGTCGAACGTTCGAAGAGCGGTCTCTATCTTAGCCGCAGCATTGATGTACGCCCGCTTTTTTTGCAGAAACTTTGATGCTCTTCTATGCTTGATTTAGGGCCAACCGGGTTGTGCCACGAGGAGGCATCAAGCTACAACCCATAGAGTACGGTCATCACTCCGCACTCTGCACCAGAAAGGACGGTCAATATTAGACGTGTTCAAATTCTAATCGAAATAAAAAAAAAATGAAATTTTGCATTTGTTGTTGTCAAGCACCAGCTGCTGATTTAGTCATGGTGTAGACACTTCCTTCATTGTTGTCAAGCACCAGCTGCCGATTTCAGTTAGTATTTTTTTTTTAGTATTTTTTTTGACATCGGAATTTGAAAATCTAATATTGACCGTTGGAGTGGACAACGGGAATCGAACCCGCATAACCAGCTTGGAAGGCAGGCACTCTACCTTTGAGTTATGTCCACACATTAGCGCTTTTCAGCGCTAATGCGGAGGAAGAACAGCAGCATCTTGCAGCCACCACAGTCACCGCAAGGCGCTTGCGCCTTGCCCTTTTACGCGTTTGACAGATAGGATGTTGCTGAATAATGATAATGATTAAGCAATTCCAAAATGTTATTGACTCCAACCGGATTCATACTGTGAACATAAACTGTAACATTCTCAATTTGTTTCTCGACTAAATATTTGGCAATATCATATCCTGTTTTGGCTTCGCCAAGGTCATGGTCTAAGTCCAGAATAAAATTCCAATTTTCATTTACGCAGAAGTCAATAGCGTCGATTGCTGCGTTATAAGAACGGCAGATTATGGGTGCAAATCTGGATTCGTCAATTTTAGGAAATGGGCGGAGATCGTCTACCCAAAGATACCATGTTCGAGCTTTCACATGCATGTTGCCACCTTATTTCCAATTTTAAATTGTTTTTGATCGATATAGTTGTCGCAGAATTGTTTTGTACCAGAACAAAGAATTGTTGCAAAAACAATTTCAGTCTCTGCTATAATTTGTGCTAAACGTTCTTTCCAATACTTGCCTTGAATTTGCTGGAATTCAAGCAGTGATTCGTAATTGTAATAGGAAAGATAATCGGATCGAAAAGATATTGAATCCAATTGGTAATCAAATAGCGAAACTCGTTGTTTAATTACTGCATATCGATTTCCAAATTTTTTCTCTGTGTAAATATCGTATATATCATCGTTAATTTTGGCGACAAACATATAGCAGTCATCACAGCGCAGAATCATAGATATTTTTGTGCAACCTCCATCAAACTACCTTTCAATATGTAGTACCATCCATCGTTGTTATCAAGGCGGTGTCTATAACAATCAGCTACTTCTTCTATAAAATTTGGATTATGCAAAAGGCTATCTGCCTTTTCAGCACTCATTTCTTCAGGAAAATCATCGATGTCGCAATTTTCTTTTACATCGTCAATATCTCCTTGATGCTGCATTTCAAGGTATTTATTCAAAACAAGCATCTATCATTTCTCCTGTTAATTATTATTTTTATATAAGGTAAAATGTGCTTGATGGGATTCGAACCCATACTGAATAGATTCTAAGTCTATTGCCTCTGCCATTGGGCTACAAGCACACGTATTGCACTGTATCAGCAGCCGCGAACTGCGTCATTTACAATGCAAATGTCCGTGAGGTTCTTGGGCGAGTCTCTCACGGTAGCTCTAATCATAATCGAAATTCATTCATTGCAGGATTCTCCCTTGCTTGTATAAATAGTACATTTGTTCTTCTTATGACAGGCTCGCTTGGCCTTCGCGAGTTTGCATCTGCACAATGATGCTTCCAGCTCGTAGACTACCTGTCACATTTTAAGCCTGCTCTCAGCTTCACTAACGAACGCATTTGTGCTATGCTTTGTTAGTCTGGTGGCTTGAGACACCCAGCGGCAGCTTTACAGGCGGCTACGAAACGATGGTGGTTTCGTAGCCGAGTTTTTATCGGAATAGTGGGACTTGAACCCACGACTTCGTGATCCCAAATCACGCGCGCTACCATCTGCGTTATATCCCGATAAATGAGAGAAACCACTCGCGTCCCACCAGCTTGTTGTCAATTCTTTATTGGTCTTATCGACTTGCATCTCCCAAATCGGAATCAACTCATCTGCCAAAGCCTTGTCCGTTTCTCTCAAAAAAACATTCGCACATTAGACCCTTCATACTAATTTTCAACTTGCGGGAGGTGTTGCTCTAACGCTTCGTGCCTGACTTCACAGGGGAATCACTCGAAGGCTTCATCCCCTCCATCTACATACCTCACGTCAGCACCGTGCGAATGCGTTGAACAGCTTTCCTGTTCCAGCACCCATCTTTTTTTGCAGTTAAGGCCCTACATGGGGAGCCATGCAGGGCTCGAACCTACAACAACTCGGTCAACAGCCGAGTGCTCTACTATTGAGCTACTGGGAAACGCGTCCGTTTTTTACTTTTATGTAACGCAAGGAAAAACGGAAAGACTTGCGGGGGATTGCAAGTGATCAATCTTGCTTTGGACTTGGCGCACCTCCTGCACCTCTGGAGCCACCAGTGGGGCTCGAACCCACAACCTACTGATTACAAATCAGTTGCGCTACCTATTGCGCTATGGTGGCAAAAGCTGCTGTTATGCAGCTTGATTTTGCAATAGTATTAAACTTATCTGTATTGATTTTTAACCATCGTCTTAATTGTCGAGCTTCTGGTGTATGGTATAAGCTCAATAGTTCGACAACTCCATCATATCGCAGGAACAATTTCCAATGCGTATGAAGTGTCCCTGCATCCAGATAGATTTTAGTCCAGTTCGACGATTTTGTTTTGCGTACCATGTTTGTGGTATTCACCCTGTTTAGTTTGCGCGTAATGTCATACGCATCAAACATGATTTCGCAATTGTGCGGCAAAAGACGGATTTCCTTGCCGTAGCAATTGCTACGGATAAAAGGATCTTTCATTTGAGCCCCTTTCTGCGAATAGGGTGATCGTCTGCCCAATCAACAGCAGACATTAACAACTCCCATCCTCCGATAAAAACAATCGGAGCAATTATGGGGGACAAGATCATTAATTCAAACATATTCGCTCCTACTTTTTAAGAAAAGTAATTATCGATTTATCAAATGTTATCCTTTGTAAATCATTCAGGCAATCATCGAAATCAATAAAATTATCATCGAAATTTTCTGGAGCTGTACAAAACATATATTTTTCTTTTGATTTGCAATCGATAAAACAAAATTCTCTCTTTATACGATAAAACGGATTGAAATCTAAAGGTTTTATGTTTTTAAACCATGTAATTTCCGTGTTATTTTGTATTAAAGCGAGAAATTTTATTATGTTTTCAGGTGTTACTCTGAATACTGCTCCTGAAACAAAAGATTCAATAATTTGTTTCATTGTTCCCCCTTTGTAAGAAAATCAGTAATGGATTTATTGAACGAAAGGCAGCATTTGAAAGAATTTTCAAAATCAATAACGTCTGATTTTTCATTTTCAATAAATGGAGACCATGCTATCCATTTTTCACGTCCGAAAATTGTAAGAACACAGTATTCCTCTAAAAGGTCATAAGAAAATGGATTAAACTCTAACGGCTTTGTGTTTGCATCCCACTTGATATTAGTTTTTTCTTGGACTAATTTCAAGAAGTCCAAAATGTTTTTTGTGCTTACTTTTATCCCGGTTCCTGTTGCAAATGCCTTAATTATTTCATCCATAGTACCTCCTCACTGACATTTCTCAGTCAGAAATTTCGCTATTGATTTTCTGAATACAACCTGTTCTTCTAAATCTAACTTGAAGTTTTGAAAATCGTAAATTTCTTTTCCGACAGTTTCCCGGTAAAGAAAAACCTGCATTCCACTTATTTTTTTGTCGTAAAATATATAAAGATATTTTTCTTGCCTGATTCCAAAAAACGGATTAATGTCCATTGGAGAAAGTGTGTTTGCCCAGCAGATTTCAGAATAACATTGTATTATTTCAAGGAATTTTTTAATGTTTTCGCGGTCTACTTTTACAACCAATCCGTCTTTAAATTTTTCAATAAAATCATTCATATGTTACCTCAGAAAGTCCATAATTGATTTGTCAAAAGTTTTTTTCTTTAAAAAAGTATCTTTATCGCAACAGATAATTTCATTAAAAGTAATTAACCCTTTTGAATATGGAAAATCCTTAGCCAGTAAATATTGTAGGGTATCAAATGGTATGCAAACCAGAAAAGGCTTCTCTTCGTAATATTCACAAAAGAATATAGTTTTATCAAGGTCGGGGATCCATTTCGTTGTAAGATTTCCGTCTCTCCAATGGACATGCGGAAGAAGCATTGTAAGAAAATCTTTATAATGCTTCTTATCCACAACTACTCTAAGTTCTCCATTTAAAAACTTTTCTAAAAAATGTTCCATTTTTGTCTCCCAAAGATGTTTTTTAAGCTGAGGTAGTTGGACTTGAACCAACAGTGCAGGAGTCAAAGTCCTGTGCCTTACCTTTTGGCGATACCTCATTATTCATGGCTCTTCAGCCATGCTTCGTACTCTTCACGAGCTTCTTCACGCTCGCGTAGTTCTTCGTACTCGATAGTCCAATTTTCATTGTCCAATGTTACCCCTCCAATATAAAAAAACGAGAAAAAGGGAAGTTGTCACGAGGACAACTTCTCCTTTCTTAACTCTTCACAGTACTTGAAGACATCGAGTACTGTTTTGTGTGCCGTTGCAATCGGGCACTTGTCGCAATCGAACGGAAGATTCTTCCGACAACAAATGTTGCAGGAAGTATTGAAGCGTTTAATCGCTTCAATACGACAAGTACTTTCCTCCTGGAGCTGCACTCCAGTTTCAAGAAACATACTTATTTCCCCTTTCTTAGTAAGGAAGCTGCCCATGCCGCTATTCTTTTCAGCGGCATGGGCAAGTGGAACACTCAGAACGGAAGGACGAAATCTTCCATGTTTGGAGCTTCTGCAAGCTCCTGCTCAATGCCGCTCATCGGCTGAGCAACCTGAGCTACAGGAGCTGCCTGTTGCGTTGCAACGGGCGTGTTCTGTTGTACAGGCGCATTTTCAGGCGTTCCCTGTACAGGAGTATGCCGTACAGTGTCAGGCATGAAGGTGATTTCCGCATTGCGGATCTCCATGCCGTAATATACTTGTCCATTTTGGCCGATGCTGCTAGTCATAGCTACCGTTCCGGTAACAGTGACAAGTCGGCCTTTGGAGAGATACTTGGCAGCCGTTTCCGCCATGCCGTTCCACACGGCAACACGGAAATAGCAGGGCTTAATCGCCCCAGAAGCATCTCGTCCCTGATTGCGGTCGTTGGTCGCAACATTAAAGTTGCAAACCTTTACCATGCCGTCGCGACCCTGGACTTCCCGGAGAGCAATGTCGGTCGTCACGCGACCGATAATGGTGATCTGATTAAACATACTAAATACCTTCCTTTCTGGTTTGTGGAATTTTGAGTGATGATCCACATCTCACCGTCACTGCGCTGCGCTTGCGCAGCGCCCGTTTCGCAAAAGGCGAGTGTCTGTGCACCAGACCCCACCACTGTCACCGCACTGCGCTTGCGCAGTGCCATTTCCCCTTTTGCCGCTTCTAAGGCGGGCAAAAGGGTAGGGGATGAAACCTTTTTGAAGTGTGCAACGTTGCTTTTCTTATGCGGCTTTATTAAAAAGCAACGTAAAAACAATGAAGGTTATAGTTTTAGTGGCTGACAGAATTCCGAATTGATATTAGCAGGAATCTGCTGATACTCAATTCTGGATTTTGTCAGGCAACGTATATCTATCCATATAGTCCATTCTCGAAAGGTGAAAAATAGACCACATAGAATCGCCTGTGGATAACTTTGTGGATAAGTTGTGCATAACAAAAATGCGAATGTTTATGCAACAACACTGTATAAATATGCAAATATACGATTGTTTATTTAGAATACTTTATAAATATACAGGTGGGCAAAAAGAAGAGAAAAAGAGAAAGAGAGGAAGAAGAAAAAGAAAGGGAAAAGGAAGAAGGAAAGAAGAGAGAAGAAAGGAAAGAAGAGAGAAGAAGAGAGGAAGAAACAGTTTTTTCCTTTTTATACCTCGCCTGCCGAGGTACTTTAATTCCCTTTAAATCCCTACATTTTTCCTGCTAAAATCGCCTCCAGCTTTCGACGTATATTTTTACATCCGCAACGCTCCAAGCGATTCTGGCCTTGATTTCTCTTGTAATTAACAAGCATTTCAGACAAACGTGTGCCTGAATCATTCTGAGCCTCAAGATAATTCCTTAACACCATGTTTTTGGGCTCAAAACGTTCTGTATTTTTTCACCGTTCGAGAATTGGCTATATGGAAGAGGAGCCCACCTTGCCATATCTGAACAGTGAATAAAATCACTTGCAAGAATTTTCATCGTTCGAGAATTGCCTTAATGGAAGAGGACTCCATGTTGCAATCTCAAGCAATGAAAATCATTTGCAAGAATTTTCACCTTTCGAGAATCTCCTAAATGGAGAAGAAAAGTGAGTGCAAAAAAATCTTTTTAAAAAATTCTCAAAATCAGCAGGAATTTTGAGAATCGATGTTGAATATAATAAATATTATTATTTATTTATTACATTCAACATAAAAGAAACAATATATATAATAATACTTTATATAAAGATACCTATACAGTGTAAGGTACCTTATAGTTATATAATATAATAATATATAATATTATACTATAAGTACTTATACCGAATAGGTGTAAGTACTTATAGTTTATATATAATATACTTCTAGTACTGACACTTATTAAGTATCTTTAGTGATATATATAATATATAATAATACTTATACTAAGTATCTATACCGTATAAGATACCTTATCAGACCATACGTTTGATTAAGTACCTTTTCCGTAGAAGGTACTTATATGGCTCTATATCTCCTCCCTAAAGGGAGATATAGAGCCTAGTACTAAGATATATAAAGGCAAACAACTGTTTAATTTTAAAAAAATCGATTTTCACCTTTCGAGAATCGCCTATATGGAGAAGAATATCTCCACACGATTCTCGCAGCCATTGTGAGCCTGACCAACTCACTGAACCACCACAGGGTGGCTGAACGGATAGCTGCCGTTCATAAAAGAATAACAAGCGGCAAAAAAGCCGCGTTAAACAAAAAATAAAACAGAGTCGTTCAGAAGCGAACGACTCTACAGGGGACTCTGTACTGTGAGGCTTCTGATTTCCTCACAGTAAAAAACGTCCCACGGTCACTTGTCGGCGCTTGCGCCGTCTTCGTGACCTGTCACCCCCGACGCTTGCGGAGGGCGAAAAAAAACAAGAGGAGCTTGTCACTCCTCTTGTTTCGAGAAGGTAATGAGGAGTGTATCCTCATAGCCTTCTCCAGATTCTGAGCTTACGCCCAGAATCGGCATTTCAAAAAGTTTGCTTCCTTTCAGAGATGAAAAGAGACTACTTTTACGGCCTTCGGTAACTTCATGCCGAGTCCCCGTCCAGACGTCGATTTCGACGTACTGGTCATCCGGCATTAGCCCCAAAATGTCTTCGTTGCCAAAATCGTCGTTGTCACCGTGATCATTACCTATGGTGACAATGAGTTTCCTGTCGTAGACTTCAATTTTGTCTACGACCAAATCGCCCCATTCCGGGGCGATTTCCAACACCGACATCCCGCAGTGGACATTGATTTTGACGTCCCCATAATATACGGTATCTACCTCAATTGGGGCAGTTAGAAGATTCTTCAGGTTCATAATTTTCCTCCTTCTGCTGTTTAGGCACAGCTGCCGTCTTCTTCACCGTCACTTCCCTCCGCTTGCGGAGGGAACAACGGAACTTTGCCGTCTTTCATCCTGATTCAAGACAACTTCACCGTCACCGCTTCTCGCTTGCGAGAAGCATAGTTTGCTTGAGAACAGTATGGACTATTCGTCAAGCATGGAATCCGCTGCCGCTCCTTCGCTCAAGCAGGAAGATGCGCACTTCGGAGCGGAGCGAGCGCTTGCGCGAGCGGAGCGGAGCAAAACCCTGGCCGGGAAAATAAATCCGGCCTCTTGCGCGGCGCTTGCAATCACAGCATTGGTGTGCTATAATTGCAAGCGGGGAGTAGGCAATGAAGCCCAGCCAGACCCTCATTGCCCGAAAGACGATCACTCGTCCTCCTTCAACAACTGAAGGTATTCGCCTTCAGTTGCGAAGAGGATCCAGCGACCGTCCTTCATCCGGCCGTAATAGCCGGAATCGGTGTAGTAACCGTATGCCATTCAATCACCTCCTTTCTGGCACACGCTGCATGATGGCTGTCATTGCAGCAACAGCGTTCCCTCCTGTGCAGGGAACGCTGTTTTGCGTTAGTCCGTTTCGCTCAAGCTCGTCGGGGTCGGACTTTTACCGACCGACGGACACATCAAAAAGAAGGCACTGCGACTTTTACATCGCAGTGCCTTTTTGCAATTACAGACTTTCAGGGAAGTCCATCTCGTCGTAACGAGTGGAATCTTCTGGAATTTGTTCCAGAAGGTCTTCGTCAGACGCTTCCGGAAGGCTGAAGATGCAGTCTTCCATTTCCGGGCTGAATGCATCTTCTTCAGTGCCGCCCAGCACTTTCGGAAGGAAGACATTGCCACTCGCATCGACCCATTCAAGACGATGCTGCGGGACATAGCCTTCCGCACGATTTTTCGTGACATTCTCAGCGTAAATGTCTCCGAAAATGTCAAAGATGCGCCGGACACGCAGAAGCAGTGCGGGATCTTCCTCGGACTTCAATGCACGGACATTGTTGTCCTCTTCGTCCAGCTTCGCATACGCATCACTGGCACTGCGCCAAGTGCGGCGCAGAACCCAGTTGGCAGCGAGCTTCAGTAGCTCCTCATCCGTGTAACCATTGAGCTTCATGTTTTTCATGAAGGCAACGATAGCGTTGCGGATGAACTTGATCCGACCAACGTTGTCGAATCGACGAGCTTTTTCGGACTCGTATTCGTCAACGTCTTCATTTTCCTGTGCGGCATCAACCGCGTTAAAGAACGCAGCTTTCTGCGAGCACAAAAGGTTGAAGAGGTCAAGCACACCAATGTTTTCCCCATTCACTGCGCTTGCCATCAAGCGAGTGTTCGGAGTGGAAGTGCTGCCAACATCGGCCTTGATCGGGCCGAAGTCCTGAAGCTCTTTTGCGAGCTTCTTGTTGACAATGGCTTTCTTTTCGCCGATGCAGAAGCGCTGATCGTGGGACGCCATCATCGACCACGAGAACCGTATCTTGCTCGTGTCGAGTTCCAGATCGTGCGAAATCTGCGTTTCGATATACGCATCAACACGATCGATAACGCCAGAACCGCGAGGATTCGTCTTCGGGTAGCCGGTCGGCTCTCCGTTTTCGTCCACCCCGTTCCAGTACGGATCGAACGGATCAATCTCGTACACGGTCTTGTTACCCCCCCTCTTCGCTACCTTCTTCTTGTAGCGAGCGAAATACGGCGTTTCGCTGTACTTCATCATCAGGGATTGCGGCAGAGGAGTCATGGAGCCGGTTTTCGCCGCGTCGACCGCATGATTCACACCAGCGGCAATTTTCGCAGCATCGGTCAAAAGCTCATCCATAGGCTTTTGACCGATAAGGCTCCAGAGCGTTTTCTGGTAGGTAGAATAGATACCTACCTTATTCGTCCGAGCCGTGCCGGACAAAGAATCGCAAATCCAGCGATTGAAGTCGGCACGATTCGAGGGGATAGCTTTAGGAGCTTCCCCTTTGTTCGGCTCGTAATAAAGAACGTTAATGTCTCCGCGAGCCCATGTCCGCTTGACGATCTCGATGATTGTCTTGTCCCATACAACCAGCAGATGGTCGCCATCATAGTCCATCTGAAGCACACGATAGTTAAGATCGTGTACAGAGACGAACACAATGTTTGTTGTCGGCAGCCATTTGGACTTGACTACCTTTGCAACAACGTGTTCGAAGAAACACGCAGGCGAACGTTCCAAGACCACCTCTTTTGTTCCGTCCGGGCAAATGCCGCACACAACCTCGTGTGCTTTCAACACACCCAGATTCGGATCATCCTTCGACATGTTACCGCACCGCACGTCGAAGAATGCGCACAGGTCGGGGCAGACGTACCCGTACTGTGCGAGTGTTCCGTACTTGCCTTGCATGACTTTGTTCCATGCAGAGCGTTTACGTTCACCGAGCTCACTACGAACGTATGCAGTGTTAAGCACACCGTTGTACGTGTAGCAGAGAGCTTCAAACGGAGTGCGCTCGTTTTCACTCCGTTCAGGAGCAGCGATCATAGCCCACGCCGTCTCTATCCGATCGAATTTATGGAGACAGGTGATGCTGCGCTCTGCCAGCTTCGGGATTTCGTCATCCCAAATCTCGAACAAGGTCTGAGCCATCTGATTGCTCAAAGCCTTCTTCTTCGTTTCAGGGTAATTCGTCCCCGTAACATAGAGCTCGTCAAGCTCCACACTCTGGCAGTTCTCGACGTAAGCCTTCCAGCTTGGGAAGAGCTTCGACGTCTTCCAGACGTCTGGAGTTATTATGGCGTCCCAGTCCTCGGTTTCAAGATCATGGGCAATGCCATCAACGTCAAAGATGCGGTTCTTCCAGCCCTTCTCACTGTTGTACCCAACAGCGTCAAAGGAAACAAGAAGGCCTTTACCAGCGGCGTGGCTCCGAATCTGCAACGCAAGCCCCTCTCTGAACTTGCGGGCGTTCAGAATCCCGCATCCGTCGAACATGTCGTTCGCAATGTTAGAACGAACACATTCGTTCGTCTCGTAGTCGTCCGAGACGGAGAGCACTTTTGCTCTCATCGTCTTTTCGACAGAAGGGACGCAGATGATTTTGCTCAAATGCACTCCACCGTCAACGACCGAACTGCTGGGCACTGACGTTGACAAGTCCAATGCACGGTACTGCATGAACTTTGTTGCAACAGGAGCCTTGCCCCTGCAATTCTCATTCATCTCTTCGCACGAGATAGGCCATGCGAAGTACGGGTACTGCTTGAACATGTTGATGTTCAGCATGTACCCAGACCCTTTCTTCGATTGCCCCGGAGAAGAGGTAAAATACAAGAATTTACCAACTTCCGGGATCTCAATCCCGCGATTCAGCAAGCGCGTCTTGAGGATGTCCTCGAAGTCGTACTTGATGGTTTCTGCCATCTGAAGCGCTTCGAGACGCTTGACGTTATAGGCGATTTGCCCAGACGTCAGCTTGTTGCCCGCTTTCTCCTTCGCGGGTTTGAAACTCATGACAATGCCCCGAAGGACATCGCCAATCGCTTTGCCCGTATCCCAGTGAACGCAGGCGAGCTTGTCGGTGGTCTCACCATCCGCGATGCCCATCCGATCTGCCATCGGCGACTGCGCACCGCCCTCAACGGCGATTCCGCTATTGATGACAATGGGGTCTGCCGTCGAAGCAGCTTCCTTTTCGCGAAGATCACGCAGATAGTTCTGCATGGCCTTCAGCTTCGCATGGAAGTCAAAGAAGTTCAGCTTGCCATCCTTGGTCTCCAGATGAAGCTGGGAAACGCGGCTGATGAAAGCCTTGTCCTGATCGTTCATCAGGTCAGCCACACGGATGTGCGGCATGAAAAAGTGGTACGGAGTAACCTTGGGAACGTTCTGAAGCATTTTCATAGTGTGCTTCCTTTCTGGTGCTTTGCACCTTGTCGATTAGTAACAGCGTGATGAGGCTGTACCGCTTGGATTCACCACTGATGTACGGCTTTTAACAACAGCGATTGGAGCTCTTGTGCATCCTTGTACTTCGGATGAGCAAGCCTCGGCTGAATGCCCGTAATACGGACACTCAGGCGAAGTTTGCAAAAAGAGGGGGGAGATAAAGCCTTTTATGAGGCCTTATCTCCCCAATGAAGTTCAGGTGTCCAACACTCCCATATTGACAGGAGTATAGTGCGTTAAAGACAAAATCTTCACGATCCGGAGATAAATGGAGCTTCTTTTCCCTTTATCTCTAGAACTTCTATCGGGACAAAGAAGAACTTCTCCCTCGCCTGCTTCTCGCGTATAGTATGGGAAATGACTTTCCCATACTTGCCCGTGAGCGCAACACGAGGGTTCGTGTTGCGCTTGAACATCCAATAGATGTTCTTTTTCTTGCACGAGACGATGGTCTCTTCGACCATCGTCTCGTTATAAACGCTTCGAAGTGCAACCGTGCACCGATCGAAGCTGGGAGCATTGTTGTACGACAATGCTTCCAGAACGTACGACGCGACCATTTTTGACGAAGGAAGCGCGCACTTCATGATATCCCCGTGGACAAACTCTTTGTCTACGGCAGCCCCCAAGACCTCGAAACTCCATTCTTGGGTCTCGGAGCACCACGTATTCTTGAAAGAAATACGCATTACCGCGTAGGGGCTGTATGCGTCCTCATATCGCATGAGTACATCCCCGGTCCACCCGTTAGGGCCAAAGAACGCGTTGATTTTGAAGATGTCGGAAACACTGGACATAATATCCTCCTTCCTGTGTAGGGCTACTACACAACAACACATGCTTTGCATGTGCGTGAGGCTTTGCCTCATTAGAACGTCTGCATCACAGGCGCTCTAATGAAGCCCGCAGAGCGATCTCTGCGGACATCAGTTTACTTAACCTCGTGCACCCAAACGTTTCCATCTGGGTATTCGAGGTAGATGACGTTGCCTTCGACCCAAACTTTCATCTGTTCGGGATCGAGGTTTTTCTTCATTGCACTGCTCGCGATGCAAGCAGACGCAACGGCGATTGTCGCCGCAATGATAATTGCGACGATTCCTTTTACTAACTTCATGAGATACTCCTTTCTGGTGCAACTTGCACCGCAGACGCATCTCCTATTAACAATAGTTTTATTTTCACTACTGTTCAATAGGAGATGAATGGAATTGATTCCAAATGGAACCAGGCTTATCTCTCGATAAGCCAAACAACGCTGAAGATAACCATCGGCCCCCACAGCGGAGCCAAGACCATCAGTTCAAACATTTTGCAACCTCCTTTCTTTTTAACCAATCAGCGCATAGGCCTAATTTACGCTGAAAAGTTTCCATGATGTTGAAACACCATACATCTGTTCTCTTCCAAATCCATCTTTATTTTCCAAATCTGTTCATAGAAATTTTCACCTTTCGAGAATCGCCTATATGGAAAGAAAATAGAACTAACTTTCCAAACAACGTCATAGCAGACAAGACAAACGGTTAAGTCGCGGGTTTCATGCACCTTGAGGACAGGGTTCGACTCCCTGGTTTGCTACACAATCACAAATGTGATTGAACAGATTAACGATTAAAAAGGAGTACAAAAAAATGGAAAATACAAATATTCGTCCGAAACTTCCATCTAAGGCATTTGATATGGAGTATGCTACGCAGTTCCGTAAAGAAATGGTATATCTACGAGAACACGGCTTCGAGTACACATTTTTTAAACTGAACAGTTACGGTGTGCCGGTTTACAAATATGCAAAAACACCCGAATTATTTCGGGCAATTGCAAACTTCTACGAGCAGCAGAATCTTGAAAAAGAATTTAATCAATTATCATCTGCCTGTGATATTTGTGAAGAGATAATAAAAAAACAAAGTGATTTAGGATTATTGATCTCGAAAGAGGAGTGATTTAATGGCTGGTATCATGGACAGCAAGTCAAAAATCAGTTCTCTTAAATCTGCGCCTGTTGATCGGCTTTGTGCGCGTTGTCACCGCACAAAGCCAGAAACCGATTTTTATGCAAATAAGAGCTGGACAGATCAAAAGGGAAGAGACTTATGGTGTAAAGAATGTGCCGCTAAATGCATGACGAAAGATGCGGTCAAAGAATACTTCTGGGAAAACAACCGTGAGTGGGAAGACAGCGTTTGGGACAGAGCCAAAGAACGAGCGCTTAAAAATTTAAAAACGAATACGACCTATCAGCAGTCTGCTGAAGATCGCCGTGCAATGCTTTTAGAGCGATGCACGGCTCAGCAAATATGGAGCGCTTATCCGTCAGGCGTGAAATACAGCGATAATACGAAGAATGGATATTACACCTACGCTGAAGCCAAGAAACAAGGAATTATTGGTTCTGAGGACAAAGACGACGAAAAGAAATACAATGAATTTTTCAATGGATATTTTACCAACAGAGATCTAGAATATATGCAGCATTATTATGAGGGGCTTGACAATGCCTTTGCGCTTGATGACGAAAGTCTTAAAGATTATGCAAGAAAAGCCGCGAGAGCAAGTTTGCGAGTTGACAGAGCACAAGACGACTTTGCAGCTGGACGATGTTCTTATACAGATGTTAAAGACGCGATTGCGGTTTTTGATACGTTAATGAAAAGCGCAAACTTTGCCGCTTGTAAACGCAAAGAAAAGAATGTTGATACAACGACAAGTTTTTCAGAAATCTCTTATCTTTTAGAAACAACAGGTCATGCAATGCAACGGAAAATTGAATGGGAGCAAGATGATGTAGATAAGAACATCCGGCATCTACAACATACAGTAGCGGCAATATCTGCCGAAGGAATTTAAAGAGAGGAGGAAGCAAGAGTGGCTTCAACAAAACAAGATCAAGGACTAAATCTTGATGTATGGGAAAAGCAAATACAATTTTATCGAGAGCATCTTGATATTTATATTGAAGACGCTTTTGCTCCTATCAAGTTAAAAGACTGCCAGCATATTATGGCAAGAGCTATTGGCAACAATGTAGAAAGCGACATCGTTTGCAGTCGTGGTTTAGGAAAAACATGGGTAGCTGCTTTGTGCGGCTTTGCTATCTGCACACTATATCCCGGAACAATTGTTGTTGTCTGTTCCGCTACGGCAGGACAGGCAGCTTTAGTTTTTGGTAAACTAAAGCTGCTGGTAGAACAGAACAAAAATATGGCAAACGAACTTGTTGCCACCAACTCGAAAAATTTAGTTCAACTTGATAAAGATTCAGGTAAATGTACGTTCAAAAACGGAAGTACAATGTCCTCTCACACATTGGAATCCATGCGCGGTCTTCGTGCAAAAGTAATTATTATTGACGAAGCATTAGAAGTAGATCAAGAAATGTTAGACTCTATTGTTTCGCCGCTAAAAAACTACAAGCGAGATATTTCATATAACTATGATTTTAAAGATTACACGTCGAAAACAATCACGCTAACCTCTGCTTGCGAAAAGAGCAATCCGTTTTATCAAACATTCAAACGAGTTGTGAAAGATATGGGCAATGGATTTCCTTCCTTTGCCTGCGCTCTTGATTATAGAACGGCAATTGAAGATGGAATTACGGATGCAGAATATTTTGAGCAGGAACGAGCTAAATTGCCTGCGTCTGTTTTCAATATGGAATATGGAACAATTTTCTTAGGCTCTTCCAATAACTCAGCATTTCCATTTGATTTAACAGAGAAATGCAGAACGTTAGAGCGAGTAGAATTGGAACAGCCGAAGAACTGTAAAAGCCGGTATGTTTTATCTCTGGACATTGCAACATCTAAAGATAAAAAAGCTGACAATGCAATTTTGTCTGTTATAAAGTTTTCTGAAAAAACGGATGGACATTTTCAAAAGAAATTAGTGAAAATGAAATCGCATCATGGAAAAGGTTTAGATAGTCTTGCAGAAGAAGTGCGAAAAACATATTTTCTCCAATTTCCAAATGCAGAAAGAATCATCTACGATGCTCGTGGACTTGGTGATTCGTTTGGTAAATTCCTTGACGAGGCGTGGATAGACCCGGCAACAGGAAAGGAATATCCTCCGCTTGTACATGACGACGAAGTGTCTTATATAGAAAACGCCTTACCAGTTCTTCACGCGGTAAGAGCGGTTCAAACACTGAACCAGCGAGTCGCAACACATCTTCGTGTTGCGCTGGAAAAAAGGACTTTGGAGCTGCCGATTAACAGCCGTGTTTTACAAGCAAAGCTGGCAAATCCAGAAGAACCTATTTCAATGTCGATGGAAGAAATAGCAGTGTTTCATGAAGCAGATGCACTTCAATATGAACTTGGAAACATTGTCGCAAAAGTTTCTACAAGCGGCAACTACTTATATGATACGCCAAGTGCGGCGATGCACAAGGATAGATACAGTTCGCTCGGTTACGCGTGCGACTATATCGCAGAATTAGAAGAAGCAAATATAAAGAAACATCAGCGTCGCACAACCTGTATTGGGTTTGCGACAGCTTTCTGAGAGGAGGTTTTGTATGGCATTTAACATAGGAAAAATATTTCGGAGAAGTACGAAACCTTCTCCAGTAGGAGCATTGCCTCCAGTAGAAACGAAAAACGTGATTGTTGGAGCCAACGATTCGACAGGAGACAATCTAAAAGCGTTTGATAACTCGACAATCACTTATAGCAGCGAACTTAACAGTGTTGATTATGACAATCTCCTGCGAGATAAGCAGGGAAATATCAACACGCTGTATCAGTTAGCAGACTACTACTGCGATGCAGATGCAATTGTTCGAGGTATCATCAAAGGCGTTTATGTCCCGTTTTCTTCTACACAATGGTACTTATCGGGAGACAACGAGAAGACAATCGCTATTTTTGAAGAACAATATAAAAAGATGCACCTTGACGATATTATCGACGATGTTTTTTATCAATACTGGAAATACAGTAATGTTTATTGCTATATTTGGCAAGGAAATATTATGACGATTCCGCCTCACAAATGCAAAATCGGTAATACAGTTATGAATGATTCTCCGATTGTGGACTATGATGTTCAAAGCATAGAAAATGAGTTTCGAGAGAGAGCGTATTCCGTCTTGGAAGCCAAAGGCGTGAAGGATGATGTTCTTAATGAGGTGCTAAAAGGGTATCCTCCTGAAGTTGCAGATGCTATCAAGAAGGGCGACCAGTATGCTCAGCTTGATCCGCAAAACAGTTATGTTTTACAGGGAGATAAAGAAGGCTGGACAAGATATTCTATCCCGTGGATTGCGGCTGCGCTTCCTGCACTTGCAAAAAAAGAACTGATTGGCAAATATGAAACAGCTCTACTAAATATAGGGGCACGGTCTTTTATTCATGCGACATACGGTGACGGCACGAAAAATCAAGACATACTTCCAGGCATAGAAGATTTAAGAGCAGTTCGACAGATTTTTTCATCTGCAATGTCAGGCAATCCGTTAGCTGTTACAAATCATTTAGCAAAAGCAACTGTTGTACAAGCGGATTTATCAGACTTATATCAGTGGCCTATGTACGAACAAGTAAACGCGGACATATTAGCTGCTGGTGGTATTGCAAACATTATTGTCAATGGGCAAAGCGAAAATGGCTCAACTTTTGCATCGGCTCAAATCAGTATGCAAGCTGCGGTTAATAGAATTAATGCGGCTCGAAAGAAATTTGAGAGATTTATGAATAAAGTAAATCTTCGACTCGTAGAAGACTTGAGATTAATCCACACGAATAATCTAAAAGATATACCGGAATTCCACTTTGTCCCACTGGATGTGAATTCTCAAACAGAAATGCGCAACGTCTGCCAGAGCTTATGGCAAAATGGGCTACTGTCTACTCGTACTTTTATGGAGTCTAATGGATATAATTTTGCAAAAGAACGAGAGAGACGTGAAGCAGAAAAAACAGATGGAACAGATAAGATAATGGTTTCTCGTGAACAAAAGGCGGCTGTTCAGTCAGCAAAATCAGAACAGCCATCTGAACAGACAGATACGTCAAATGGAAAGAAAAGATCTGTCGGTAGGCCGAAAAAGTCTACAGAAGAACGGCATTCAGATCCAGACAACGCACAACGAAGCAAACAAGCCAAAGATGCTGCAAAAGGAAAAATAAATTCTGAGTAATATCATGTCTTTTATTGGCCAGACGTAAAAGAAGCTGATACGGTATTATGTTTTGTCAACATGAAAAAAAATGACAAAAGTTATATTCTTCAGCCCCTCTTTTTTTAAGAGAGGGGCTGAAGCTATTTTTGGTAGAGACAGGGTTGACCTGTTTTTACATAGATTTGCTTGCCGCGTGTTTTGTCTCCTACCAAGATGTACGGCAACAATAAAGGAGAATACACATGCAAAACCTTGAACTAAAAAAGTTTACGGCAGAAGCTGTTGTCTCCGAAATTCAGTCATCTGACATATATCTTACAATCAAAGCAAGGTTATTCGACTTACAAGCAAATCTAAATGGTGTTCGCGTAACCCGTGATTTCATGGATGAAATCATTGCTAATGAAAGTAAATATGTGGGGATTCCGCTCTATGCGGATATACATGGGCTGATTGCAAAGCGACCCATTGGGCATATGTATAATCCTCGAACTGGTGAGTTTTTAAGTACCCAGATTGGTTCCTTCTGCCATTACGAAGAAGAAATAACCGAAGAGAATGTATGCCTTATTGGTTATGCCAGAGTGATGAAACGCAACAAAATAGTTTGCAAAGCCATTGAAGATTTATATCGGGATGGAAATTTAAAATTTAGTTTTGAACTATCTTGCGGGAGCTATAGTACAGACGAAAATGGCGTAATTGTGATCGATGTACACCCTTCCAATTATTTTGAAGGAGAAGCCATTGTTACGTTTCCAGCCTGTCAAGAAGCGGTTGCGTTACAACTTGTGGCAGAATGCTTAAATAAAGGAGATGACAATATGACGACTGAGGAAAACACGACTGTCGAGACGACAGACGAAGAAAAGCATCAGGCAGAAGAAAAGAAGCCTGAAGATGTGGAAATAAAGGAAGAAACGGTAGAAGTTCTAAACAAAGAACAGCCGGATGAAGTTCCGGAAAAAGCGAAGGGTGAAGAAAAAGAGGTTCATGCTGAAACGCAGGATGACGTAAGCAATGAAGAAGATAAGACTTCTGATGTGAAATCTACTGCTGAAAATGAACCCGCTCTTGAATCGCCACAAGCAACAGAAATTCCTGAAGAGGTAAAACCTGATATTGGTGAACTGATGGAAAAGATGCAAAAGATGGGCGAAGTCATTGCAGAACTAACTGAAACAGTTGCCAAATTAGGCGCATCTGCGGAGTGTCAAAAGAATCTGGAGAACAGCAATGATGTTGGGATTCATATGAACCCGTTTATGGGGAGCATAACAACTCCATCCAAATACACGCTGCTACAAAAGGAAACCAAAAACAAGAAAAATCACACGCTGTTTGAGCGTGAATAAACTACGAGGTGAAGAATATGGCTGGATATATGACTGTGCTTACGCACAATGTTTATGACGGTCGGTTTGTGAACGGCACGGGTGCTCCTGTTGCAAACGGTACACTGTTAGTGCAGGATGCTACTGGCGCAAAGCTGGTTATGCCGACGAAGGATGCGACTACTAAGATTTTATGCCGCAATAAGACGACTTTATATGATACGGTGGACGCTTATGAATTTGTGATGAATTCTGCTGCGAAGCTGTATTATTTAGTCGAAAACGAATTTGATATTAACAATACGGCAGAATACGATACTTCCAAGTATACCACTCCGGACGGTGCGCTGCTTCGTGCTCATCCGATTCACGAAGGCGAAACTTGGGTTGCGACTGCTGGCGAACTGACTGCTGGTACGGAATATGGAGTTCTGGCTACTGGACTTGTTGGTTCTGCGTCCTAATGAAGAAGAGTAGGTGAAATGCAATGGAAAAGATAACTTCTGATATGAAACTTATTAAGGTGCTTGCTTCCGAAGCGCGTCGGGAAGACGTGCCGGAAGATCAGGTGCAGGAAGCTGCCGATATTATGGCTGAACTGGCTGCTGAAATGACTCCTGAAAATCGCTATCAGCTGGCTCAGGTAATGGCGTATACGATTGACGAACTTCAGCAAGATTCGCTGGATTTTCTGAACACGATTGCCGACCAAAAAACGATTGGCTATGGCGACAAAGCTGCGTTCAAAGTAAAGACTGGCGGTATTAAGGCTTATTTCCAAGCGAAGGGTTCAACCACTCCGCGCTCTATGGTTTCTGGCCGCCAGATCTTGGTGGATACCGAAGAAATCTCTGCGCGTCCGGCGATTCCGCTTCTTCAGTTAAAGACGAAACAGGTTGAAATGGCTGATTTACTTCGTGAAGCGAACCGTGAGATCACCAATGCGAAGCTGAAAAAGATCGAACAGGTGCTTCAGGCGGCTATTGCGAACTTCGCGTCGCCCTTTTATGCAACCGGTTCCGGCATTGTTAAAGACACGCTCCAGAAGCAGATCAATTACTTCCGTCGTTTTGGCCCGGTTACGATTCTGGGCGACATGGAAGCAATTTCTCAGCTGGCGGCGCTGACCGGAATGGCAATGTCTACTACGATAACCCAGCACTCCGACAAGCAAATCGACGAAGTGAATGAATCTGGTTATATTGGCCGCTACATGGGCTGCAATGTCGTTGCGCTGACAAATGCTTTCGAGGCGGATGGCGTGACTCCGATTCTGAAGACGAACTGGCTGTATATTATCCCCGGCGGCATGACGGGTGATACCCGCAATCTGAAGATTGTTAATGAGGGTAACGTTATGTCTGTTGATGCGACGGATATTAACGACCTTGTGTACGAAGTGCGGCTTGCGCAGTTCTTCGGCGCGGCGTTCGTAACTGGCAAAGTTCCGACGATCGGTGCTTATATGATCGGCTAATCTATCGGAGAAGCTGCCCTTTTTAACGGGGCAGCTTCTCCGTGTTCTGATAAGGTAATAAAGGAAAGGTTGATACAAAAATGAGTGAGTTACGTTATCGTGTAACAAATATGTGCAAATACGACGTTGGCGTTACATTGCCTAACGGCATCTCGGTTTCTATTCCGTCTGGCGGTTTTCAAATGCTAACCGCAGATGACATTGCCTATGTTGAAAGTATTTGTGTGGTCAACAAATTCTTTTCCAAAAGAATGCTTGTGCCTTTCAATTCCGAGGGGGAAGAAGTCCCACTGGAGAAATTAGGTATGTATTCTTTTGAAGACGAAGAAAAACACATTACAGACGACGAAATTGTAGCCATGCTAAAAATGCCCATTAAGAAGATGGAAGCAGCGTTAGATGCAATTACAGATCCAGCAGAATTACACGCAATTGCAGAAGTTGGGCTAAAATTAGATTTACCCAACTCAAAAATGAAATTGTTAGCGAGTAAAATTCCAAACTTAGACATGTTGGAAACTGAATAAGAAAACAGAGAGGAGGTTTCTGCATGACAAATATTTCTGAGCTTGCGAATGAATTAAAAGATGCGACACGCTGGCAGAAAACGCCTCTGCCGTTATCTAATAATGATTATGTTTCTATTATCATTCGAGCGCTTAAACGTCTGTATATTGATACAGGCAGAGCCTCCGTTTTTAATATGGATATGATTACAAAAAACGATGACGAAAATGTTTGCTTCACTGAAGATTTGCCAATTGACGAAGAAGAATACGTACTGCTCTGTGCGCAGATCGGATTCTTCAATCAGGTTAAAACAGACGTGAATAACATCGTTGGCTATACTACAGACGCATTAAGCGTGACGAACGCTGACAAGCCTTACGCAAACATTAAAGATTCTATTGAAAAACTGGAAAACGAAAGGCGCATAACGTACTATAAAATGATTCGGTATGTTATGTCATAAAGGAGTGCTTATATGGTAGAGGATTATACGGTTAAAATTACATATAAAAACAAGTCACTTGAAACTATCAGTCAGCGAGAAGTTTCGCTGGTAGATTACTGTAAAGAGCAGCGGCAGAATCTGATGCATATTATTGCAGATGTGGAAAGTGCGTTCTACTTGCTTCAGCCGAACAGAAACAAAGACGAATGGTCTGCTGAAACGATGGACGCCTTTCAAAAGATTCGACACAAAGTTTTAGATTCGGCGAATAACGTCGAGAGATTGCCTAAGAACATATATTATAAAAACTGCAACATTTCAGCGATTGATGCGACAGAATATGTTGGGACAATTATCAATGCTGCCACGAAGGAAAAGTAAGGGGTGATTGGCTATGTCAATCCCGTATACAGCAAGTCCTTCTTCATCTCAATTCTTCGTGCCCAAAACGCTTCAATCAGACTTTGATAATTTTCTTAGTCAAGACATACCGGGAACAGTTGAAGATTACATTCTTGTGCCTGACTGGTATGCACAGGCAGACGAGAATTATAAACCGACAATAATTCGCGGCGAAATTTATCCAGATGCAACGAAGAGTCGATATGAAAATACGGACAATAATCTAAATTTTAGAGCAAGTCTTTCATCTGGCATCAAAAAAGGCGATATGTTAATTGATGTTCGTGGAATGATTTATATATTAGACTGGGATGTCCCTCCGCAGCCAAACAACTTAATGAGCCGTGCGCTTCGATGCAACGCATGGACAACATTCCAACGGTACAAATCAGAAGAAGTAGACGAAAACGGGTATCTGATTCAAGAGGCCGGAAATGTAATTATTGCGAATAAAATTCCTTGCAATAGTTACCGGCAAGACGGACGATTGGAATATACGACAAATTCAGAAAAACCCGGCCTTATTCCTAACACAGTTACAATGTTGACTGTGCAATACAATGAACAGACAAAGAATTTAAGAGTAAATGATACTTTTATTTGGCATGACTCTGAATATGAGATCGCTGACATTGATTATGTTGGCGTGAATCTCAACAATACATCTGGAACTTTGTCGATTCAAGCAAAGAAGAAAGTCGGTGGAAGCATTGAGTAATGTGGCAACCACTGGACAGCTTCAAGGTGCTGTAACTGATGCCGTTACAAGAATTATCAAGAAACGCGCAGATGATTTGCGACGGAATATTCTCTATGAAATATCCGTCGCAAACACAGAATTAGCTTTTGATGGAGCTGGCGATCGATATGATTTACGAGCGTTATCGGAAGCATACGCAGATAGTATTTCTGTAAAACCGGTGGAACTAAACGGTGGAGCCGTTACAACACAGCTTGTTATTGAAACAAGCAAAATGAAAAACTTAAGCGAAAAAGAGTTTGAGTTTTTTAAAAAATATGTATTAGAGAATGCATTGCATTCTCCGCACAAGTGAGGTGAAGTGCTATGATATGGATTAACGATTGGAACGACATAATCCGTCACGTTATTTTTAGTGACAAAGAACTGATGAATTTGATGAAGATTCCAGAAAAAACGAGTATCATCGACTTCATCGACAGATACTTCATTCGTGCTGGGTTCACGAACAAAATTTTATCAAATGAAGATGTTCGTATTGTTTATGGCAGCACTTCGTCTGCTACAAACATTGATGGTGTTACCAGCAACGTAATGAACTTTGATATTTATGTTAAGTTAGAAAACTTGCATAACGTAGGAGTGGATCGGCTTGTGATGCGCACACAATTGATTGCGCAACGGCTAATCTACTTGTTGACTCGCGTCCGCTACAATGGCGTATATCGTTTCTATGATCCAGTAGAAGGGGATATGGGGACAAGCGCAGTTGGTTATGCAAGATACAGGGTGAGCTTGAGCTATACCCGTACATATTAACATTAATTCAGAAACTGTTTGTAGGAGGACAGAAGCTGATTTAATGAATATACAAAAAAGGATGATGTTTTAATGAGCACTTATATTCCTGCTTACAAGGGTTATATCACAGACGTTCCGGAAGTCTGGTTCAAACGCAGCGACGGAAAGGTCTTTCACTACGACAAGATTACTGCTTGTTCTGTGACCCCGAACGCTAATTTTACTGAGGTCGATGCAGGCTGGAGTTTGTTCCCGTCGGCTTATTTACCGGGCAAGTCTACAATGGAAATGCAGATGACTTCCGGTGAGTTCAATGCTGATCTGTTTGCGATGGCAAACGATACTAACTTTGTCGAGAAGACTTTTTCTGTTCCGCACAGTATCGAAGTTACTGTCGGAGATGCTAAAACTGCGGTGATCAAAACGCCTGTTTCTATTAAGGATTCTGTTGTGATTTCCGGCATGACTTCCGGAGAAGCAGCTGCTGAAGGTGTTTATGTGATCGCTGAAACTTCTGATGGCACTGGTGACGAAAAATATGTTACCACGCTAACTTTCAATTCTGCGCTTGGTGACATTGAAGTGACCTACTATGTCGAAGAGACAGCGAATGTTATTGAAATCTCTAATGATACTGCCGCTATGGGCGAGCTGATCTGCAAGTGGCCTGTTTATGCTAACGGTCAGGAAACGAAAGCTGCTGGCGTTAAGGGCTATGTTTTAGAGAAGATTTTCAAGTGCCGCGTTACCCAGATGCCTGGTTTCGATACAAACTACAAATCTGCGGCAACAAACTCCGTTACGTTTGCAACGATGGATGCGCGGCGTGCAGATGGTAAGGTTTACTCCATCGCTTATGTTGAAAATAAGTAATTGTTTCTTGTTTATTTAAGGATTTATAAGGTAGCAGCGAGAAACTGTCCCTGAGGGGTGCTGCTAATAACAGCACCCCTCTTTTTAATACCTTATAAAAGAAAGGAAGATAAGAATTGAAAAGTATTCCAAAAACAAATACAGAATCAAAACCTATCCCGGAATATTTAGAAAAGAATATTCCACCACCAACATACACAGAAAACTCTGTTCCGATGCCGGAACATACAGATAAAGCAGTTCCGTTGCCTCCAGTTGGAGACGACCGCAATATGGTTCTTTTCGGAAAAAAACGCATTGAAATCAAGCCGACGAAACTAAAATACCAGAGAGATCATACGGCAGAATTCTACCGTGCATTGAAGCAAATGCCGTTAGTAGACATTCTTTCGCTTCCGGACGGCATGTTAGACCCAGAACGGTCTTCTGACAAAATGCTTTTTGATTGGTTGATTGCAGTAACAGACAATCCGAAGCTGGTTGCAGCGTATTACGACGAATTGGATACTGACACAATCAACAAACTGTTAGAAATATTTTGCCGACTTAATCACATAAAAGACGACGAAAAAAAACAGGAACCCCAGATGACGGGTTGACAATGGAAGAAGCTGTCGCCGTAGTTGCGGCGCATCTGGGAGTTGTTGATGAGAATGCTATTAACGATATGAGCATTCCATTTTTCCGCGACGTTCTCGGTGCACTGAACAGAAAACTGAGATACGAAAGTGTTTCAAACCTATTCGGCAACAGTTTCTGCAAAGACGCACAAAAATATATTGAAGAAGCATACCCGCTTACAAGAGCAAAGAAGATTTCTTCTGGCTTTGTTGATATGCTGAATAAAGCAACTATTATCAAAGTGGAAAATCTTAACACAAGTAAAAACACGCAAATAGAAGGCTTCGGTGACATGTCGTGGGCCGAAGGCGTATTATAAGGAGACAATATTATGGAAAATACAATGGAAAACAAAATGTCCTTACGAGACTATTACAATATTTTAGTATACACATGTAAACTTTGCGAAGAAAATTCAGACAATGAGCAGGCAATGGAGATGTTTGCTGACGCTGCTTTTCAGCTTGCTCATGCCAATTGTGGCTATTTATTTCCAGAAGATTTATATGTCGATGACTATCTAACAGACAACGCGGCTGCAACCCCTGAAGAAGGAACAACTGTGACTGGAATTAAGGAGGATAAGGAATAATGTTATATTGTGAATATATGAATAAGGTTAAGGAAATCGCATTGTGGGAAAGCATAGATACAGGAAAGACTTACATTGTGCCAGATTACGAATACAATCTGGCACATCAGGAGTTTAGTCTTGCAGATGTGACGGATTTTCCCGGAGCTGATATGAGTACAGTTAGACGACAGTTGGAACTGGAACGTGATATGCGAAATGCACAGAAAGATTATACAATGGAAGTTATGAAATGGGTGCATCAGTTTATCGACGGCACAGTTCAGCCTGCTATGACGGATGCAGAAAATCAGATTATGGAGATGCTGCTGGATTATCGAAAAGGCCAGCAGAAAAAAGATAAGCATAATATATCGGAGAAGACGAAGATGGTTTTTGACAACGGGTTTGTGCTGCATAAGAAAGAAATAAAGTAAATAAAAAGCCCCACCGAGTCCGCTGCGTTTAGAAGGCGCAGCGGACGGGTGAGACCAGCCAATAAATAGTATAACATAATATTGATTATTTGTCAATAATATAATCAATGTATTTTTTTATATATGCGCGGCATAAATGCCGCGTGGTGACAGTGAAAAAAAATAGACAATGGAGGATTCTTATGAAAAAGTATTGCCCAGTCTGCAATTGCGAACAGGAGATTCAACTCGTGAAGAAACAGGAAACATATCAGATCAAAGGAGAACCGATAACAATTTATGCGAATATCTGTACTTGTTCTCATTGTGGCGAAGAGATTGTTACATTTGATTATGATGACGAAAACCTAAAAGAAGCGTATCGAGCATATCGACATAAACATAATCTAATTCAACCAGAAAGTATTGTAGCCATTCGAGAACAATGCAAAATGGATCGAGAGACGTTTGCAGGAATTCTTGGGCTTGACGTAAAGCAAATTGAAGATTACGAAAATGGGGAAATTCCTGAAAAACATATCAGCAATTTGATTATGCTGATGGGGGACTATGACAACGTTCGCTTTTTGAAAATCAGAGCGGAGGAATTTGCTCTTGAAAATCCTCCAGAAAAAGAAAAAAAGTATATGGTAATCAATAATGTGATTTTTTCTTTTTACAAAGATTTCGATGTAACAGAAGAAGATATAAATACATTATCGAAGATTGCTCAAAATCCAGATGAACCATCGTATTTTGTGTATCGAGATGGTAGATATGGCAATGATTTAATACTATATTGACAATAATTGTAGGAGACGGATTGCTGTTGACTGTGCCTATCATCTGTGCTATACTGGTTATAAAAAACGGAGGTGGGAGTTTATGGAGAAGTCTTTAGCAGTAGCTAAAACGTTAATGGAAATATATCAAGAGCGTTTTGATGAAAACATTGACGAAATGAAAACGCATAAATTAATGTATTTTCTACAAAGAGAATCATTAATTCAAACAGATACGGTTTTATTTGAAGAACCATTTTACGGGTGGAAATTTGGCCCGGTTTTGCTCAGCGTAAGAAATGAATTTTCTAAGAACATACCGTTTCAAAACGTAGAAGCAAGCGAAAACACTCAAACGAGAGCATTGATCAATCATGTTTTAGACCAATTTGGAGGAATGACTCCTTGGCGTTTGAGCATAAAATCGCATGAAGAATTTTCGTGGAAATTATCAAGAGAAGGATTAGAACCTTCCGATAATGGACATGTTAAAATAAGAATAGAAGCAATGAGAATTGATGCATTCAATGAGCAGAGAAAAAGAAGAAAGAAAGTAAAAGGGGACGAGCAATATGGCAAAAATACAAGATGTTGCAAAACTGTTTATTCATTTTTCCAATGAACTTGAAAATAATCAGAATATAAAGTCTTTTTCGATGACACAGCTCCGATTACAAAAATTGTTATATTTAGCGCAAGGGTTTTATTTAGGAAAACATAATAAAGAATTATTTTCAGATAATTTGATTGCGTGGAAATATGGCCCAGTATCTGTTGCAATATACAGAAAATACTTAAAATATGGTAGTGATAAGATTTGCGAAGACGAATCTTTTGACGTAAACAAGTGCTTTAATAACGAAGAAATAGATTTTCTGTATAAATTTTTTATTCAGTACGCAACAACTGCAACAAGTAAACTTGTTACAATTGCTCATGCTCCTAATTCGCCTTGGAACAATACAAATCAAGGCGGTGAGATTGACAAAACCGAGATGCAATGTTATTTTAAGAAACAGAAACTGGAAACGTTTAACAATACAAATGGCTACGTCTGCGATTATGTTCCTGAACGTACTATTGACGGCATAATGATTTGGCCTATAGAAGATGGTGAGGATGATGAGTTGTATAACGATCAAGATAACGGCATGGACACTATGGAGAGTTAATGTTGTATACGAAGAAGGAAATGGAAGCAAGGTTCGCCCAATTTTAATCACATCTATGGGAAATAATGAAATACGTGCTTATAAAATAACAAAACATAGTCCGAGAACTGGCTATCCAGAATATAGAATTTGTCGATGGGAACAAGCTGGATTAAGCAAGGAATCTACTATTCGATTTCATTACTGGCTACGCTTAGAAGAAAAAGATTTAATATCGTATATAGGAAAGTTATCAGACGAGGACATATTTAACGTTTTATCACTGTGTATACAAAGAAAATTTCCTTTGTGATATAATGACAGACTCTCATCCTCTTGACTATTTCCTGTTTCTATGATATTCTATTCATATCACAGAAGGAGGAACTGGTATGTTCAAGAGATTGTTTGCTGCCCTGAGACGGAAGCATGGGGGAAACGTTGCCAGCCCTAAGGATGCTGGCAACGTTTCTGTGCCTGAAGAAGAGCCTATGCCGTTGAAGTTCGAGAAGACAGACGAGAAAGTAGAGCTTGCAAAAGAGCCAGTTGCAGAAGTGCAAGAAACATCTGTTGTAACGGGAGTTTCGCAAACAGAGGTTCAGTCTGCCTCTGTTGCGATTCGTCCTGATTTTAAGTTCAGCAGTGTAATTATATCTAATAATTCCTTTGAAAAATATACGCTTCATGCGTTCGATTTGAATTATGCTTTGTATACGGAAGCGTCGGACAAACCAGAAGAGTTCGTGAAAGATGTAGAAGACAAGGTGCATGAGCTTTACGATGTTCATTGCGCATTTGATCGCCTATTCAACGTGATGAAAAATTCTAACACGCAAGTTTCTGTTGGCGAATCAGATACTATGTCAATGTATGTTGTGGCTGCATTACAATGCAGGAATGGAAAATGTTACGCTCAGGCATTAGATAAATTAAAAGAAGGCATTTCTGGCGAAGGATATTTTAGCAATAGTGTGTGTTCAGTTGCTGTTTCTATTCTGTGTGCATCTGGAGATTTATCAGATGCTTATTTGCTATTGCAGTATCTTGTGCTATATTGTCCAGAAGAAATATCTGCTATATTTTTCAGGCGTTATGCGCAGTTAATCATGTCAGTAGAAGAACTTGCAAAGACAGATATTGAAGATCTTGTAGTGTCTTATATGCAGAATTCTTCTAAGAAATCTTTTTTCATAGACAACACGTATGTGCCGATTATAAATATCCCGATTGGAGCTGGAATTTTCAAGAGCGATGTGGAGTATTTGAAGAGCGCTGCTCCGGAGGAATATGAGCATTATGCGATTGATGCAGAGAAGAAGTGCAATGAATCTCCTGAAAGAGTGTTTGAGACACTGTTGGATAAATTACATAGGGGAACGAATGCCGAGGGAGTATGGGAGAATGATAGGAAGAAAGATGAGCAAAAGGCAATACTCCAGAAAAAAGAATTTCGATTTAGCGATGTAATTACGCCGGAGAATGACTTTGAGGCGTATACGCTTCATGCGTTTGATGTGAATTACGCTCAATTTGCAAATTCGATTGATGAACCGGAAAAGTCTATCGATGCAATAAAACATCAACTTCACGAACTCAGTAATATCCATTGTTTGTTTGATAACATATTCGATGAAATAATAAAACCTGATGTTACGATAATTGAAGAAGCGTCAATGACAAAAAAAAGCATAATGACAATGGCGGAAAATTTATGCCAACAAAGAGCACATACATGTATTTATACAAGTGACAGTTTAATGTGGCGTGTAAAAGAGACGTTTATGCTCATCAAACTAATTGTCAAACAACGTAAAAATATTACTCCAGATGCGTGTACGATTGTTATTTCTCTCTTATATCTTGTTGGTGATTTATCAGATGCTTATTTGATGTTAAAATACCTTGCCTTCTATCCTTCAGAAGAGGTGCAAAATAATTTTTTGCCTGGGTATGTTCCGTTAATAGCAAGTGTGGAAGAAATTACGGCAAAAAGTCTTGAAGAATTTATTCATACATATATCGGTGTCTATATCGAAGGCACGAAGACGAAAATTGTAAACATCCCGGTCAAATCAGGTATCTTTAAAAAAGATATTGAAGAAATAAAACATGATAAGCCAGAATATTATAAGCGTTTTTTGTATAATTCAGAAGAATGCAATGAAACTACGGAGACAATTTTTGAGACGCTTTCGGATAGGCTGCATAGGGAAGCTGGGGAAGATGAAAAGGACATTGAGATAAAAGAGAAAAACAAAAAAACACCAGAAACACAATATGAGACTAAGCCGACAAGTTCAAATGATGATAGATTCTTAAGAGGATTAGATTCAGACCAACATGAAGCCGTTACTACTACGGAAGGATATGTTCGAGTAGTTGCCAGTGCTGGGTCTGGAAAAACGAGAGCATTGACCTACCGTTTCGCGTACTTGGTAAAATGCTTAAATATTTCCCATGACAGAATTGCGTGTGTTACATTTACAAATAAGGCCGCAAAAGAAATGAAGGGAAGAATAAGAGAATTAACAAATTGTGAGCCTGAGTATCTTTGCACATTTCATAGTTTGGGATTGAAAATTCTAAAGCAAGAATTGGCCAGAATTGGCTGGAGCAAGAATTACAAAGTTATTGATGATGCGGACATGGAGGACTTGATAAAGGAAGCCTGTGAGCAAGCGTCAGAACCCTGCTATTCTGCGTCGGGCATCAATGAGTTAAAGCAAATAATTGCTCAGTATAAAACCGAAGAGCGCGGCTATGGGGAAAATTTTGCAAAAAACAAATCAGGCGTCACTTATATCGGGCGCAACTATGGAAATGTAATTGCTGCATATTTGCGGCTGCAAAAACAAGCGCAATTACTTGATTTCAGTGATTTAATCTGTTTGCCGCTTTATCTGTTTGATAAATATCCAGAAGTAAAAGAATATTGGGCAAACTGCTTTGATTATATCATGGTAGATGAATTCCAAGACGTTTCTGGCACTCAATATGATTTTGCGATGGCTTTGGCTTCTAAAAATCATAATCTGTTTGTCGTTGGCGACCCCGACCAGATGATATATAGCTGGCGAGGTGCTAAAATGGAATACTTCATGGATTTTCCAAAGCCATACCAAGGAAAAACTATTTATATAAATACCAATTACAGAAGCGAGATTATGCTTGTTGAAGCAGCAAACCGTCTTATTTCACATAACACAAACAGAATAAAAAAGGAATCAATTGCAAAGAGAGTTGATCGATGGAGTCCTTTTGAGGAAATTCACGAGAAAACACCTGATGATGTTGCTGAAAGTGTTGCTTGGCAATTAAAACAATGGGATATGATATTGTACGATGAAAACGAAATAATTTATGATTTTTCTAAAGTCGCGATTATATATCGGGCTCACTTCCTTGCAGCTCCGATTGAACGAGCTCTTAGGAAATATAATATTCCGTACACAATTTTTAGCGGGCCTTCTTTCTATCAGCGCAGAGAAATCAAAACGGTTCTCTCGCTGTTAGGAGTGATTGTCAGAGACAATGTAGCAGACTACAAGATTTTCTGCAAAAAGTATAATCTTGACATTAACAACGATCTGTTGATGTCGTATTTGTCGCAAGCAGAAAAATCTCATACCAGAATCAGCAAAATAATCGCCCATAACTCTACTTCAGATTTTTATGAAATTTTGCCGCAAGTTATAAAACTTCAGGAATCTTTGAGCACGATTTCAGCAGAAAAATTCTTTAAAGATTTCTCTAATGTGTTCGATCTTGAGAGTATGTTTAGGCCATCTACAACAGAAGACACGAGATTGGACAATGTGCATGAACTGCTCAGAATGGCAAAAGAAACAGTGTTAGATAAAGAACTTTCACAGGGGCTTCTTGATTTTGTGAATGAAGTAAGTACGCTTACGTCTTCTGATTGTAAAAACAATGGCGTAAATTTGCTCACTGCGCATAGCGCTAAAGGTTTGGAATTCAATACGGTGTTTTGTGTGGGAATGAATGAAGGTGTGTTCCCATTCTATAAAGCTACAACAAAAGAAGCGATGGAAGAAGAACGTCGTTTAGCTTATGTTAGCGTAACAAGAGCAAAGGATGAATTGTATATATGCGAAGCAGAATGTTCAGGCTATAACGGTAGATATTCTGCTCCATCCAGATTTATTCAAGAAATGAAAGAATGAAAAAAAATAAAACACAGTGAAGAAGCACCCAACAATTATTGGGTGCTTCTTTTCATATACAGGAGGAATTTTAATGACAGAAGATATTGTATTTAATATAACAGCAAATGTAAGCGAACTGGAACATCAATTAGCAAATATCGAATCCAAATACTCCGCAACGAATTTAGCTGAACGTTTTATGGAGTCAAAGACGAACCTGAAGTCTTTGCATTCAATGGTAGAAAATGAACTTAAGTATAACTCTGGAACATATCAAAATTTACCGCAAGGGCTTAAAACTCCTCTTATGGATAATTTTGAGCCGATTATTGGGCAGATTAAATCTCTTCAGGAATTACTGAAAGCCCCAAGCGATACAGATAACTTTTTTTCCAGTATCAATACGCAAGTAGGGTATTTAACAGCTTCAGTACATTCTGTAATTGATGGCGTAAAGAATCTAAAAACAGCTACAGCTTCTCTTTCTTCAGATCAACTCAACACATTGTCAAAAAATATTCCTGATTTAACAAGAGCATTGACTAAAACGGCATCGAACTTTTTAGGGATTAGAGGAAGCGGAGCAGCTACAATAGGCGCTTTGAGCTCTTCGTTTATGAACAACGAAATAAATAAAACCGGATATAACAAATTATTGAGCAACATTCATTTTACAAATGATAAAACTGCACAAAAGGCACTTCTGGAATCAATTGCTCAGGTTACTGTTCCAACTTATATGCAGGGGCGATATTATGATATGGCGAGAAAATATTCTTCTGGAGTATTACGCGATCGTATAGAGATGAACAAATATACGTCTTTTCGTGATCGTTTGCCTCAAAGCCTGAAAGATATACCGAGCACTCCTGTAACTATGTCATCAGATAAAATTGCAAAAGCATATCATGAAGTATTGTCAGAAAAGGAATTCAGTAATTTTGTTGATCTTGCAAGAAGCAACAATTCTGTTCGTAACGCTTTGGTTGAACTCGGATATGGTAAATATGGCATGTTACATGGAAAAGCCGGTTCTTTCAACATCGTGCCAAGAGAAAATTTTACAAAACAATCGATGGCAACGATTGTTGATAACATTCTTTATCGTCAGCTAAAACCAGCGTTGGAAGGCAATCCGATTTATTATACCTCGTGGGGAGCAGAAGATGAGCGCGGCAAAACAACTATCGCAAACAGAGGGAACAAACTGGCAATAGATGCATATGAAGCGCTACCGATTTTACAGCAGATAACAGGAGATTTGGCTCCGCTTCATTTGAGCGATGCAAAGCAGAAGTTTTCTTCAGGAGCAATGACTGTAAGTGCAGGACGAGTAAAGAGAGGGAGTCGAGAATCTTACATCGTCCCCGCACTGACATATTCCGATTTTAAGAACGCTAAAATGCCTGAGAACGATAGAGTAGTTTACGACGATAAAACCACAAATGGGCTTGATGGAAAATCATACTTCGTTTCTTTGCAGCGTTCTCGCATGACAGAACTTGCAGGCATGAAAGGCAATAATACGTTTGGCAATGGTATTATAGGAAACATTGCTGAAAATCCAGAAATGGCAAAAGGATTGCCAATGCTAATGATTGATTTTAGTTCAAATGTTCTTGAAAAAGATAAAGATGGGAATCTTTCATGGACAAAGAACGGGGATTTAGTACGCAATAAAGAAACTGAAAAGGCAATTACAGATTTGCTTACCCCGAAGAAATACTTTAATTATAATTATAACGGAAAAGCGCGGGAGTATTGGTATCCAGCTATCACCCGTAAGAATGCCGATAATGAAGAAGAAACATACGTTCCTGTATCTGTCAAAAATGGTAAAGCTATTTTGATCTCCGAGGAACAATACGCAAAAGAGTCAAAGTCTTATCTTGAGAATTATGGACGAAATATTTTTGATAACTATGCTGATCCTGATTTTAAATACGAATATTTGGAAAACGCAAACAAAGTTTTCGAAGGCCGAAATCGTTTGTTGACACCCAGTGTTCCATTTGCTGAGGTGGGCGGTAGAATTCCTAAAAGCGATAAAACAGCGGTTGTTGATATGAAAGCTGCTTTTGGAATCGATGGCTCAATGTTTATGATGCCTGGGTATATTCCGGGAGGTAATGCTGTTATTCGTATGCCTGCTCTGAACCTAAAAGGCGCAGCACAATCGTTTGATTTTAAATCGGCAATTAAGGAAAATTACGGGCTAAAAGACGGACAACCATTTTATGTTCCTGGACTTAACACACCAGAAGAATTGCTTGGCTTGTATAAAAGCGGAAAGCTAAAAACAGACCCGACTTATGGCGGCGCGGAATATCAAAAAACGATGGATAAATACTTTGTAGATATTATGAAGTATGATGCGCTTATCAGCGATTCGCTGATTAAGTCTCCTCTTTTTACAAAAGTGGATGGTTCGTTGATGTATGGTGAAGAAGCGAATAAATTTCTTCAAGAGCGCTTGAAGAAGGCTTCAGCTGCTGATTTGTATCGTCTTGTTGAAACAGCCGAAGAACATTCTTCTACCCGTCAGACTGCTCTTAGTGCACAGGCTTCGCAACATCTAATTATGAGCAATGAGGATGTGGCCATCAACGAAAAAAAATGGGATGACTATATTCTAAAACTTGCGCATGATGTGAATTTTCAAAAAGAACATATATTCAACGGAACAGATGCGCTCTCTATTGCTTTTCGTGAGGATCCTACAATCCGAAAGACGAATTCGGCAGTTCAAACTAAAATCAATGAAGCTATCTCTACAGCTATTCAAAATAGGCGAGAAGGTAAGTTATATGGACGAAATTCATTAAGTATGCAAATGGCACTTGTGAATCCTTTTTATTTTCTATCTCAGGCGGCAAGAGCAAATGGGCTTAAGGGCGGAGAAAAAGAATCAGCTTATATACTTAGCGGAGGTCAAATAGCTGGTTCAAGTACGTTTGAAAAAAATAGTTATGGTGGATTTCGGTATCCTGTTAATGCGGGTGAATTATTCGCTTTGTCAGTTTCTCAGCCTTATAACGAAGCGATTAAAAATGGCAAGTACGGATTAAGCAAATATGGACTATATATGAACCCAGAAACAATTGAAAAAATGGGTGGTGGCGACTTTGATGGCGACCAGATTCAATTGACCTCTGGATGGATCGCCGATGTCATAAAGCAAACAGAAGAAAAAATCAATCCCGAAATAGAAAAACAGGCCAAGCAATTAGTAAAGCCAGAGAAGCAGCATCTTCCTATGCCTGGAGACGGAAAAATGTCTGCTTCTGTTATGTCTCAAATTGTCATGAGAGCTGCAGAGGCTTCTATCCATATGGGCATGGTATCAAATGCTGAAGATGCTATATCTCAATTGGATTTATCTAACCCAGAAGTGATGCAAAAATATGGGCGAACGATTGCGACGTTAAAGCAGATGTACGATGTTGACTCGACATATCTAAAAACGGGTATATTGGCAAAGTTCGATAAAGACACCCGCGCTGCGTTGCATTTAGGTAAACCTTTTTCTTCTATTTATAAAAATTTATATTCTGCGATTGAAAATAGCGATATAACAAAATTTAGAAAATTTTCAGAAACGAATTTCCCGTCCATATTCGACAATAGAACAAGTATTATGATGAGCGGGGGAAGGGGACAATATTTTCACGATGATAATATTGAAAAACTTATTGCGGCTCAACGAGAATTGGAAGGTATCACTTATGATCTCCCAACGGACGGAAAGATAACTACGGCTGAGCAGGCGCGAGCGGTTTATCTCGATAAGAATATTAAAATAATGTCAGATGTTATCAACCGTCGTGCTGTTGTTTCGAATAAAAGCTATGATGACCTCTCATCTTCTCTTGCTACATGGAGAGAAAAAATAGACGAAGAAAAGAAAACGTTAAGCAAAAAAAACGTTACGGATCTTCCTCGACTGGAGGCTTTGTCAAAACAAGAAAGAGAAATAAGAGCACAAACAGGACGGTTGAAGGCACTTGAAAGCATGGGTTTGCTTCAAAAGAATGTCGAGGCAGGATTAGGATATGCGCAGTATAAACGTTTTGATAGGTCGCCTCTTACTGAACAGTATGCAGATTTTCTTTCTGGAGCAAAAGAAGCATCTAATGAAAAAGATTTACTCAATCTTAGAGATTTTCAAGCTCGTGCAACAACAGCTATTGAAGCAGATAGGATACGGCAACTTAACGGGGCTCCTTTGGATGTTAAAACTTTCTTTAGAACTCAGCAAGCATATGCCATTCAGCAAGCAAACGATATGACGTATTCCTATTCGATGTTGAAGAAATTCAAAGAAGATAGAGCAAGATGGTATAGACAATATGTTGAAAATATCTGGGACGAACCTAAAAATTCGAGTCAGTTTTTAGGAACAGCTTTTCATGAAACAGCAGAATCTTTCGCAAAAGACTTAATGGCACAACAAAGTGATCCTAATAAAAGAGTATCAACACCAGAAGAATTAAAGAAAACGTTTTATAAAAAATTGATAGAACCGGATAAACAAACTCATCAAGTGTTTTTCAAAGAAGATAATGGAAAAATAAAAGAGCTGACAGGAAAAAAGACTATTGATAAAAAAGTAGAATTAGCAGCAAAAACATTAGAACTTTTGCCTGAAATTCTAAAAGATTATGAAATATTAGGGGTTGAGCAGAGTGTGGGTTTTCATGATACTGCTCCAGAGAAAATTAATTCAATTGACGGTTCAAAAGTTAATACAACTGGTAAAGTTGACTTAATTCTACGGAATAGAAAAACTGGAATGGTTAATTGGCTTGACTGGAAACCATATGATATAGATCCAAACAATAAAGATCCTAAGCATGATGCACTTAACCAGCTACTTTTATACGCCGGTTCTGACAGAGCTGGAGGAAAAATTCCAGCTCCGGATTCTCTTCAGGCGCTAAATTATTTAAATCCTGATGGATTAAAAACATCTTTGCAGAATCAGTTTGTTGCTTCTACTGATATTGTAAAAGAACGTATTGATGAGTTCAATAAAGATATAATTGAAGTTCAGACATGGGCAAAAGATACTGGCTTTAATAAACTTATCATGCTTAAGCATAAGGACGTTAGACTTTCAGATTTAAACGCTGGAAACATTCTGCGCGAAAAAATGAAACAGGAAGCAATGCAAAATTTCTTAACGCAAGGAATAGTTCCTTATGGTTATACTATTCCTAAAGCGGAAGAAGGCCCCAGTAGTGCTGAAATTCTTGGCTCTCAGTTACAAGCTGATCGTGATAGATTAGTACGTTCAGGGTTCGATAAACAGGACGTGGCCCAAATGAACGAGCTTGAGGTGAACCAATCATTAGCGGATGTTCAAAGAGGAGATGCTGCTAAGAAAGGGACAGGAAAAGGCATAGCTGCTGCGATGCAATTCTATAAGGAATTAAATGATTGGGATGATACGTTAGACAAATCGATACAAGAAGTTATGAAACGGCAGTATCGAATTACAGATGAACGATATAATCCTTGGAAATCTACGCAAAAGGCTTTAGACGAAGCAGAAGAAAAACTTGACAGTTTTAATACTCAAGGTATTTCACCTAAAGACATTGAAGTAAGACAGACAAAATTAGAAAAAGCTCGACAAATCCGCAGAAATGCTCTTTTAACAGTTGCAGATGGCGACATGAGAAAATTAAAAGAAGATTTGGACAAAGCAGAAATCTCGCCTAAAGGGAAAACTGCAACAGGATCTTTTGCAGACCAATATGCTGTGCTTGAAAAAAGAATCGAAACAGCAAAACAAGCACGCGATTACGTTTATGGGCAAGTTGAATGGGAAGACAAAAATAAAGGTATTGTCAAAAAGGATTCTCCTATAACACAAACTGAATGGGATAAAATAGCCAATCAGGAAGCAGAATTAGACAAGACAGTACAAAGTGTTCGAGACAGACTCGTTAGAGATTCTGCTGCTGTTTTCGATGCAGATATAGCAAAAATGTATGATGTTTCCAAGTACGGTAAATTGCAGACTAATACTGTCATAAAGAATCAGCTTGATTCCTTTGCTCGCTGGAAAGACGATGCGTTTAAGCAGCTGGAATTAGAATATAAAGATGGTTATTTGACTGGCAACGAAAAGGAATACACTCGCCGTAAATCTATGCTGGATTCCATTAGACAGGAAGATTACGAAAACACGCTTTACGCACAAGAAGCAAAAAACAGCGACAAACTGCTCAATCAGTATAATAAGTTTGAACGCAGAAATAACATGCGCAGTGGTCGTAACGTATATCGCCAGATGCTGAATCGCAGGGAAGACAGTATTGATGCACTGAAGAACTATAAAGAAGCAATGTCTGAGAAGCAAACATTATGGAAAGAAAGAGCAGAGCAAATTAGAGCTGGATGGGGAAAAGAAGACATTGCTCGAACGGGAGATGCGCTCGGCTACATGAATCTTGATTCATGGAAACAGGCTTCTTCCGAAGTGCAGAAATACGGTGCTGCAATTGCTTCTGTTCAGAAACAGTTAGACAGTTTTGGCAATAAGCACACGAAGATTGCCTCTGGCGCAGAAGCGATGATTGCTTCTATGAACAACATGATTACAATGTACGCTCGTCGGTTCGCTCGTCAGCTTGTCCAACAGGCGGCACAATTTGTAAAGCAGTATGATGCAGCAATTACGGAAATTCAGGTTGTTACCCGTAAATCGGATGAAGAAGTCAATCAATTAGGCGAGAACATGATGAAGGTCGCAAAAGACTTAAAGGTCAGCTTCTCGGACGTGGCAAAGGCAACGACAGAGCTTTATCGTCAAGGTTTAAGCGACGAAGAAGTAGATGAACGTCGCGAACAGGTACTGAAATTCTCCAAGGTTGCAGGAGTTAGCGCAACAGATGCGACGAAATTGATTACGGTCGGTGTGAACTCCGGACTTTTCAAAGACGCAAAAGAAGTGACGGATGTCGTCACCGCGCTTGGTGATAGCGCGGCGACGAACGCAGGACAGATTCAGAAAGGTATTCAGAAAGCTGGTTACGCAGCAAAAGAAGCGGGTGTTTCTGGTAAGGAATTGTCGGCGATGCTGACCGTTATTACTGCCGGAACGCAGTTGTCAGGCAATGTGGCTGGTACGACGCTCCGTAACGTGTTCAGCCGAATCAACCGAGTAAAGAAGCCTGGAGAAGTCGTCTACGACGAAAAGGGCAATGCAATGACCGCGAACACACTCGCGGCTGTTTTAAATTCTGCCGGTATCAGCATGTATGAGAACGGACAGATGAAGGGTACCACACAGATTCTAACAGACATCGGCAAGGTTTGGGACAGCTTGTCTGACAACAAGAAGAATCAGATTGCATATCAGTTAGGCGGTACACAGCAGTACAGCAACGTGGCTGCATTGATGGCTGGCTTCTCTGAAACGGATGAAAATGGTCAGACGCTGATGGAGAAGTATTTGCAACTTGCGGACGAATCGGGAAATATTGTAGACGAGAAATATGTAGATCAAGCAGACAACTTAACTGCGGCGCTGACAAACTTGTCAAACGCATTCAACGCTTTGACAGCTTCAGTGACAGACAGTGAAGCGATTAAAGGGTTTGTTAATATGCTTGCAATTGCCCTTGAAAGCGTTGCAGGGCTGAACACTGCGTTAAGCGGCGTTCCGGCTTTGATTGCAGGAATCGGGGTTGCTCTTGTTGCGTTGTCGACTATTTTCTCTACACATCCAGTTATTGCTGGAGCGTTGGCTACTATCGGTGCATTAGGAACGATCTATGGACTTATGACTTCAAAAAAGCCAGATTACAAAAAGCAGACAATAGAGCAAATTACCCAAATGAGCAGTGAGAACGAGAAGAAAGAAAATAAAATTAACGAACTTGTCAATAAGATAGAGACAATTAACGAAAAAGCTCAAAATGGAACTGCGACGAAAGAAGATCTTACTCAATATAACAGCGTTGCATCAGAGCTGCAAAGCCTTGGAATTACGTCTATAAAAACAGCGTCCAGTTTGAAAGAGCTGATGGCAAATGCAAGCGACGCTGCAACAGAATTGGGCAATGCGGCAAATTCCGCGAAGGATTTATCTGCTCAAAATCAGGGACAGGTTCTGCGAACCGGATATAATTCCATGTTGAACACGCTGGCGCAAGATGCTCTCGACATGAATCGAGAACAAAGCGCTTCTGAAAACAATCGAAATGCAACATTATCTTTCTTGGAAGATAGTTTTGAACCAACAGATATGGAAAATGACGAATGGATCAGATGGAACGATAAACTGAAAGAAGTTTGGAACAACGGAGAAGTAGATGAAGAGAGATTCAATGAGTTACTTCGTGATAATCCTTACTTTTTAAATGCTGAAAAATATGGTGATTCCAACGCTATTAACGGTGTTGTCTCCCTGATTAAAAGCGGAGTGCTTGGTAACGTAAGATTGAAAAATTCTTACGGGACAAATAGTGGAATTACTCAAGGAATGTATATACAGGGTCTAACCGATGAGCAATTAGCGATAGCAGCTTCTGATCCAGCGATACAGTTGGCTTTGTTCAAATATTTTTATCCGCAATACAGCGATTATGTCGATCAAAACTATGCACTAATGGATAAAATAACAGATGCTAAAACTGAATATGTTGAAGCAAAAGACTCTGTTTCTGGTATCAGGCGCAGTGCAGGAAAAGGAGTTCTTGACAAAAGGGATTCATTGGAAGCAGCATCTGATTCTCTTTACTCTTATGAAGATAAAATACGCGCTCTTTACTCATCGTATCCGTCAAATGAAGATTTTCAAAATGCAATTCTTAGTCAAAATACGGTTTTAAGCGAAGATATGTTGAGATTAATACAAGACGAACGAATTCAGGATCTCGCATTAGCCTTGTTGAAAGATGGAAAATTTGGTAGCTTAGAAGATATTCGATTAGAAAATGATCACATCATTTCCTCTGCCTTGTTGCCTCAAAGCCATATTCTTAAAGGCACAAAACTATCGAGTTTATCTGATCATGATCTTAAGCAAGTCATGGACGATCCAGTAATGGCGAAAAATATGATAGCGTATCTTGGCGAACCGTTACTGAACAGTGAGTCTCAAGAAGATTTTCTTGACGCTATCTATCCGATAGAAGGATTAAAAGAAGCGAATTTGAATGCTTCCAGAGCTGCAATAAACATGCATTTAGCTGACGATTTTTTTAAGAACTTCTCGCCGAAATTTGATCTTTCCAATATATCTGCTCCGGGATTAGGCGATCGCAACAGAGAATATCTTGAATCTTTGTATTCGAAAGTTCCGATGATAGCTAACAGCGAATATTATGCTCAAATACTTGATAGCATTGTCGAAGAGCTGAATCAAAATCCTGATAAATACATCGATAAAGAACACGGAAATACCGTAAAAACAGATGCTCTTAATGATCTGGTTGTTGGAAATTTTGTAACCGAAGATGGTATGGTTTCGCAAGACAGGATTAATGAGTATGCTAAAAAACATCATTTCATCGTTTCAGAGGAGACAGCAAACGGAGAGAATGAACAATCTTTCAATCTTGGCGCAATTGCAACTTCTGCGGCTTCGCTTTCTACGGACAACAAGTATGGCAATGCTGCTGCAAAAATGTATTGGAAATTACTTGCAACAGATGGAACTCCGGCTGAACGTTTTGGTTCATTAATGGATATGATAAGCAATGACAGCATATTGCAACCAATTGTCGAGGCAATGATTTCAGATTCAGACCATTCTGAGTTAGCGAAAGCGTTTAGTTATATGTTTAAGTCTGATAGTACCGATGGTGGAAATTACGAGATTAAAGAGGACTTATCAGATCTTGATATAACAGCATTAATGGTTGCGCTTGCCAATGCGGACGAATCGGGCACACTGTCTGCATATAACCATCAGAGCAAACAGGTCGTTTCGTCAAACGCCATGACCGTGTTAAAAGCATTAAGAAAAAACCCAGAAAAAATATCTGTTTTCCATTGTACGCAATCCGGAGATGAACTGGATCTTGGCGGAGGAGATTTCCCAAGAGCTGCTGCTGGATGACGTCAGGAATATCGAGTACCGTATGGTGGGGGTGGGTACGGTGATTTTCCTGGCGGGCATCCTGATCTGCGTTTACATTTCCCGGGAGACCATCAAGCCTCTGGGCAAGCTGATGTACGAGCTGGAAAATGTGGGAAAAGCAGATCTGGTTCCCCTTCTGGAAGTATATTGTGAAGATCTTTATGAGATGAGTCAGAATCTTCACAGTAAAAAACAGATTGCAAGGCTGTATAAAAAAA